GAGCCATTAACACTTGGTCATTCGTACCGACCGCCAACCTGGCAGGCGTATCATCTGCCGTTCCGACAATCAAATCACCTTTAGCGTCTACAATCGTTGGTTGGATGGCGGCAGTCGCCGCAAGTTTTGCAGCAGTAACATTTGCATTAGCAATCTTTGCTGTAGTCACCGCACTATCAACCAACTCGCTCGTGGAGACGCTCGCTACGCCGAGCGTCATCGCCTGCATAGCCCAAATACTTCCGTCCCATTGCCAGGTACGAGTTCCTACCGTGTAGGTCTGTCCCACTGTCGGATTGGCAGGGAAGGAAAGGGGCACGAATTACGCCCCCAGTAATTCAAATTCGTCCCACCTTTGATCGGCCTCGTTCCAAGCCCACATGCCTTCTTCAGGTCGCTCAACTGGCGCTTCCCAATCGGCGGTGTCTTCGTTCAGCGTCCAGGACGGGTACGGCTTGGGGGTAATGAAGGCATCGAGTGCACTGTTGAAAGTGTGCCCAATTCCCGCGTAGCGCTTGCGGAAGTTGTTGTTGTACGAGGTCTGTTTCCACGTGCCACCCAACAGGTTGCTGCAGAACGCGGCACCGATTGCGTCGCTTGCGGGGTACGTTCCTCCGCCACAATCGTCGTTGGACACGACGATCACTTGGGTGACCACGTTGTCTGAGTTGATTTGAGCAAAATGTGCCATTTGATTACGCTCCTATGACGGTCGGTTTACATTATAGAACATAGCATTTACCACCTTATTGAGCCAGAAGAATAAAAGATGTAGTTCTTGGAATAGAAGGTATCGCTGACGGTCGGATTGCCCGTGACCGTGGCTAAGGGTGCACTAGGAGGAGTGGTAATGATGACTATTCCGGAGCCGCCGTTGCCGCCAGGGGTGCTGCCGTTGCTGGGCAGATATGAGGTTCCACCACCTCCACCGCCAGAGTTGGGAACACCATTACCACCCCGGCCACCATTCGCCTCACTCTGACCAAAGCCGCCGTAGGCTGTGTTTCCCCAGCCTCCATATGACGACGTGTAACCGCCGCCTCCACCTCCACCGCCACCGTAACCGCCAGCACCTGCGGTTCCTGAATAACTGGTGCCTCCCGCAAAGACACTTCCACCACCTCCACCGCCGAACCAGAAAGACCCAATGACTGGGTTGTAGAACGATTTTCCATCTCCACCCTTGCCACCGTTTGTCATCCACCAGTAATTTTGGGGAGGGGTTTGAGCATCCTCGCCATCCCACGCGGATCCAGCGCCACCACCGCTACCATATGCTCCTCCCATGTGGAACGCCCCACCCCGGTAGCCGGATGTTTGCCCTACCCAGCTAGTGTTTAGGGGCGGCAGCGATCCGCCATTGGATTTAGATTGTATGTACGCACCACTACCACCGTTATTTGTACCACCGCCCGCGCCCCGATTGTTGTACCTACCTCCATCACCACCGCCATACGCTACTTGACCAAATGCCGATGACGCACCACCTGTTGAGGCATTGACTTCAATTGCGGTACCTGAAGAGCCTGCGCCAACTACTACTGAGTAGGTTACTCCAGGCGTGATGAACTGAGCATTTGCAGTTGTCAACTCCACCCAGTTGCCGCCACCGCCGCCTCCGCCATATGTGCCACCAGAACCGCCTCCTCCGCACATGAATACACTCAAAAGTGCGTTATTCCAATCAGTGAAGAAACTGAGGGAAGAGCTCCAGGGACCTACCCCCAAAGAGTTGACCGCGGCGATGTATAAAGTGTAACTTGTTGTATGCGTTAGTCCAGTAACAGTTATTGGACTTGTTATATCCACCGGGCTGAGTTCACCTTCGACTGGCCCTCCTCCAGATGACCAAACGTAGTATTTGTAGTTAGTGATGGGAGGGTTAGCATCAGGGGGAGGGGTAAAAGAAACCGTAGCCGTGGTCTGGGTTTTTGAGACGAGGGCAAGGTTCGTAGGTGCAAACTGAGGTGGAGTTGAGGGTAGTACCCAAGAGCCTGCGCCCTTAGTTTGTTGATGGGTGGTTAAATCCCACATCCCAGAAGCAGCACTCGAATTTATATCTTGGTGCGGTCCTGTTCGTCCACCACGCTTACGCATCAACTAATCTCCTCGTACGAGCAGACCGCTTCAAGGTCACCGGCAGTGAACGCGGTGACGCGAAGTAGATCGCCTTCCTCAAGATAAATTGACTTGGAGATGATGTCTAATGTCGCATCCGCTGGGACGGTTATTGTCGAGGCAATCCGGTATGAAGTTCCCGACCGAACAATGTCCACCGTTACATCTGTGTTGTTCGTCCCGTCTACGTTGGAGACGTACAGCGCGTTGACCTTGAGCACCTTGTTGGAGTTGCTCGCCGTGCCTACCACGTTTATTGTGCCAGCCATAGCCGAATGGTTTTGGCAGACGTAATACAGGGTGTTCGGTGCGTCGGCGGGAACCTGAAAAGTGATGTAGCCAAGTTCGATGCCGTTGTTCCTGATGCCAGAGGTCACGACGTTTGCTGCGTTGTAAGCACCCGACGAAGTCTGGATCCAAAACGGATGACCGACTGCATTCACCTGAAATGTATAGGTTGCGCCACGTGTAAGGTTCAAGGTTGCATTATTTGAACCACCAACAACATAAGCGGATGCACCGCTGTTGGTGACCACGATGGTCGTGCCCGCGCTACTGCCCTCGTTTTTCAAGATGGTCGTCGGGGTTGTCGTAACGGCAAGGAATGCCGTTTGTCCCTTTATCGTCGTAACTCCAACGATGTTTGGTGCTGTCATGGTTTATCCTCCGAACACGATGGACATGGCAATTGCCTTGCCCGTTGTTGCCGCTGTTGATGAATTTGCTGGCGTGTATCCTAGCGCCGTATTGATGGTGGCGCTCGTCAATGGTGGCGCTGGCGTGTAACCCAACGCCGTGGTTATGGCGGCGCTTGTCAATGGTGGCGATGGTGTGTACCCCAACGCTGTAGTTATAACGGCGCTCGTCAGTTGTGGGACTGCGCCAACTTCAATCCACACATTAGAGTAGTACACATACACACCGCCCGTATCTGCGTTAAGCCATATCTGACCAGAAATCGGGCTGACCGGTGCGTTTGAGGAAACGGTAGCCGCCATTGCCGACGCGCCGACCTCAACCCACTGCGAGTCGTAGTAAATAAATGTTTGCGCGGTGTCGGAGTCAAACCACATACTGCCTTCAAGTGGCGACCCAGGCGCAGAAGAACTGACCTGCATGATCGCACCATTAGTAGAACCACCAACCTCAACCCAGTTTGAATCGTAATAGATAAATGTCTGTGCAGTTTCTGAGTCAAACCACAGGTTTCCTTCAGTAGGAGATTCTGGTGAGTTTGAAGAAACAGAAATGGTTGAACTATTAGCACTACCAAAAGACGCTGAAGCAGAAACAAATTTAGTTCCATCAAATTTAAGAACGTGATCAGATTGAGCACCCGTTGGATCAATTTCAATTTCATCAACAAACAAAGTTGGGGTTTTAAATGTGTCGTCTGTTTTTAAAACATTTGCCGCAGCTCGATAAAGGTTTACATCCCCAACACCGTTACCGGGGCCCCAAGTAAGTCGACCACCAGCCTCAATTTTTAATCTGGCATAAGTATCAGCATCAACAAAAACAGTAATGGCATCGGACCCAGCAGAACTAAGCTGCTTGACAGTAATAGGTACTGTAAATTTCTGTGCCACGACCTCAATCGCTTTCTATGCTTGCCCCTCAAGGCCTAATGTTTTATTAACCAGTTACAACAATGGTGTAGTCGTTTGCCGCAATTGTTCCTTGTAGAACAATCGACAACGTGTTGCCGTTGGAGCGGGTTACATCACCAATAACGGTTGCGCCAGTTGCAACTTCGTAAATCTGCACAACTACGTCAGTAGTGCCAAAGTTATGGGTAACGGTGGTGGTTGAAACGCCAGAAGCGCTTGCTGCGCAACCTTGTTTGGCAACACGAGCCAACGCTGGGGTGCTGGTTGTACGACCAGTTGACTCAGACGCAGCAGATGCAAGATTAGTACGTGCACCAGATTCAGTAGATGATCCAGTACCACCGTCCGCAACTGCAACGTCGGTTGCATTCCAAACACCTGTAGTAATTGTTCCAAGTGTCGTGATGCTTGCTTGACCGACGTAGGCGGCGGCAATGTCGACCGCATCTGCACTGACCGTAATTCTGTTTGAAGTTCCAACGACGTTGATGGTGTTGCCATCCTTGACCAAACCATCACCAGAGATAAACGAACCAGTACCAGAGAATTGCGTCCAGTTGATCGCATCCGTGCCGACGGTAAGCGGTCCATTGGATGAAACGGCAAACCCGTGGTCTGCGTTCGTGGTGCCTTCCTCGACGAACGTAAACGTGCCGCCCGACATTTCGCCAGTGTCCGCGGTTCCGTTGGCATCGGACGAGCGAGAAGCCGCGCCAGATGCAACGGCGACGTAGATGCCGTTTTCTGAGGCGGTGACTTGGTTCTTGACGAGGACTCTGTCGCCAGCTACGAGGGTTACCCCGTCGATTACGTCGCCAGCCTCAAGGTCCGTGGCGAGGTTGATTGCCGCCGTTGTCGCTGCGCGCACCGACTTTTTGACATCAAGACCCTGTCGGGCAGCGTCAACGTAGCTCTTAGTAGCAGCATGGGCATCATCGGTTGGGGTGCTAAACTTTGCTTGACCGCTGGCATTACGAATAACAAGTTTGCTGGCAGTATTTTCAGATGTGGCATCTTCCAATTTGCTGTAGTCGGAGGCCGACATAAGGCCAGCATTTGCCGAAGTAGCAAGGTTTGGCGTAACAGTAACTGATCCATTAGACTCACTAATAGTAAGGGCCGTAGAATGCGACCCAGCAGCACTAAGTGAGGTTAGGGCTTTACGCCAACCCGGAATACCCGCATCGTAAACCTTAATAACACCCTCGGTGCTGTTAAAGATGAGTCGGCCATCAAAATTTCCCGTATTGGGATCGGTAGCAAGCACCTCAAAGGTGGCATTAAGCAATTGATTTTGGTTAAGATCAATGTTTGTCAGGAATTTCTGGGCCATTAAAAAGTCCTTACGTTAGGAAGGCGTTTCCGGAAAACGCCGATGAAAAGTTTACTACAACTTGTGAAGTGCTGATATACGTAATTTCTCCGTACACAACGGTTTTTGCACTGTCTACCACGGAAACAGACGGATAACCGCCCAATGTGTGGGTTATTGTCCACGACGTAGCTGGTGTTGTTTGTGCATGGATATGCCTTCCTGTAGGAGGAAGAACAAGATTTAACACTTGATTGGGGGCTGTGCCTGTAATGGTGGTCGCTGTTTCACCTACAGTGACTGTACCAACAGTTAAGGTGTTTGGTGGACCTGCTACTCCGGGTTCGGTAACCTGAATAATGTCAGATTTCTTTTCCGTAACCGAAACGGTTTTACGTTTTCTGGTTATTTCAATGGTCATACAGGCTCTACTGACACAGCCTCTTCAACAACAAACGTCCCCTTAACTAATTGGTCCCAATCCCCAGCGCTATCTTGTACAAACAAATCATAACTGTAAGATCCAGCAGCAATGTTGTTTAAATTGGAAATATGCAATTGTAAAGTTGCGCCAGCGGCGGGGGCAAGATACCCGCGGCGGGATGCTGGCAATTCAGCAATGGTTGCCTCACTGGGCGGGGTGGCGTACCAGCGGATGTCTAGGACTACTGTTCCAGTAGCGTCCTTGGCCTGCATATGGGCTTTTTGTACAGCCAACACATCCCCGTCTTCGTCTTTCCACGAAAAGGTGCGACGAAAGTCTGTGCGCTGCGTGTATCGAAGTTCCATTTCGTCGTCATCCTCCAATGGGGTGATTGAGCCGTAGGTGCTGACATGTATTCGACCTTTGGCTACCGGTTGGTGCACCGAAGTACGATTGTTTATTTGAACAGTCGCCCAAACATCATACGATAAATAACCCTCTGGCAGATCCAAAGTCTCATCAGCGTTTAAGCACAACAAAATGTTGTTGCTTCCCATAACGGTAGCGTCAATTTCTTTTTTATGGTTTTTATCAATTTGAATATAGGCGTTTAAGTTGGTTACTTTTAAACGCCAACGAGTTTGTCTGCTTTTAACACAGATTTGTCGCTCCCAGGGTAAACCACGAACAATGGAATAATTAACCGTGGTGGGCATCACGAACTTCCAAACATTTTGTTGATTTCTGCTTCGGGAAGTCCGATGGCGGCAAGTTTCGCCTTGGCTGTTTCTACGGCGGTTGCGCGGTCTTCTTTTAGAAGTTGAAGCCATACGTCGCGGATTTGTTCCGCACGTTGTTCAGCTTCAGCTTTTGCTTCTTCTGCTGTCTTTTCGCTAGTAGTCACTAATATACTCCTTCACAACAGGCATCACGGCAACCACAGTTGTCGCATCTGTAGTGAGCATGCTCTGGGCGCATGTGGCAGCCACAGCGAACACATTGCTCACTCGTATCTTGTGAATCTGGGGCAGGAACTTCGTCAGTCACCCCAATATTCTACTCGATATCTTGGGGAACCATGTCCCTTGGCATACGATATGGAAGATGGGAACCCATGTGTTGCAAGGCTTCTTCCCACTGTTCTGGGCTTTCCAAAACACGGATGACATGAACGCAGGGGTCGTGCCCTTCGTCAAATTCAAATTCCTCATCCACTGTTAGTGGCACACCGTCGTGGACGTAGCACACTGGCCACAAACACCATTTTTGGCTAACGCCGTACTCCAACCACTCATCAAAACTCATCTTCTTCTTTTTCATAATGTCTCCTAGTTGACTTGTAGTGTTACCGCGTACACCCCGTACTCTACCTGATCGATGGACAAAACCATGAACTTGGTGTAGCCCTGAGCTTTGGCAAGCTTAATGGCTTGGTTTCGTGCATCGTTCATTGCTGGAGTAGTGATGTTGTATGTAACGACCATACCTTATCAAGGTTTCCTGTCCGTGTCAACTATCTTTATGAAATTTACGAATTTTCTTTTTAGACCGACGATCATTTGATGTCATGCGATTCTTTTTACCTAGATGGGCTTCCCACCTGTCATCTACTGTATCGTCGTCTTCTTCGTAAGACGAAAAGAACTGGTCACTTAACCGGTTTTTGTTCATCTTTATTCAAAATCCCAAGTGTTGTATACAGCTTCTGCTCTTTAGGGGTAACCTGGGTTCCAACTGTAGAAAGCAAGTTTTTAATACGTTGCTTTCCGTATTCACCCAAGCCTAATTGTTTACTCATACGTTGAGCAATGATACATCATTGTTTCCAGCCACCAAACAGCCTATCAAGGCGATCAAACTCATTTTTCTTTTTTGGTCTGTAATCATCTCTACGCATTTGCTGACGCGTTAGTTTTTTAGGGGGAGTCAACTTGGGATCAGGCTCATCCCACAGTTTCAATTGGTTCTGAGTCTGTTTTTGTTGGTGCACAGCCTCGTGATACTTGTATGTATCTACTGCATGTGTTGCAATTTCCCCAAAACCAAGACTATGCATGCTTTCATGTACGGCTGTATTTTCATGTAAAAGCTTACCCAAAAACAAAGCCCGTGCTTGGTTTTTGAATGTTGGGGTTTTTAAATAATCGTAGTCATGCACTTTTTTAGGGGCATCTGGCCTATCAAAACCTCGATCACCCCAAAACTCGCGTTCATTTTCTTCTCTTTTGTTTTTTACCCATTTTGTTCCTTCTTCATGTAAGTGCTTGTGTACAAGTTCATTCATATCCGGCATGTCAGCGATACCTTTTGGCCCATGCATACCCACATGTAGTCGAGTGGCAGCGTACAAAGCCTGCTCTTGTTTATTTGACCAAGCATCATTTTGTGTACTGTACCCGTAAGATTTCATGTCAATCCGCCGATCAGGGTGCGAAGGGTGCAATCGACGTTCGTTTTCAGACATGGTTGGTTCAGTGGTGACTTCAGGTTTGTACCACTCAGGGGTTTCGGTTGTAACATGGCCGTAGCGGTCACCCATACCGTCAGCTATGCCCTCTTCAGTTGGAGAAATAGTAAACCTTCCCTTTTTCTCCATCATTACGTCTTGCTCACGTTCTCGCTTTGGTCCCCTTGTTATCCTAAGTTTTGAATCAAACGCATGTCCCAGTTCGTGAGAAAAGATACTGCTTTCCAAGTCTGCTGATAAAGATGCATCATCTCGCAAGTAAATACGGTTAACAGACGAGTCGTACGAACCTGCGTATCCTCGTGTTGTTTCAATTCTAATATCAGCCGCTCCCTGTTCTAACTCTTGTTTAGAATAACTAGTATTAGCAATCATGTTTTGAACTTCTTCAATTTTTGATTTAGGAGTTGACCCTTTAATACTTACTGGGTAATTCTTTTTAACATCAGCCAAACGCTGTTCTCTTGGGTAAAGCGGATCCCCAGGCCTAAATGTACCGGTTTCCGGAGCAAACAACATACCTTGCGGATGTTCTGTAACATCGTAATCCGTTACTGTATCTGGGGTTTCAACTTCCTCTTTGACATAATCAAAGTCCCTAAACGGCTTTCCCTGATGCTCAGCCTGCCGTTTTTCTATTTGGGTTAAACCAGACTCAAGGTCTTTTTTTTCCTTGACCACCTTAGACACGGTCTTCCCAGGCTCTACAGTGTAGGTATTTTCAAACTGTGAACCAAGTTGGGGCATTACAAAATTATACCCTAGTTAAATTAACGGTAAAATGGGCCAGTGGCTATTAAAAAGAAATATGATTCTCCTCGATGGCGTGGTAAGCCGCTTATTGTTTACCACGCAAATGCACCTGAACATAAAGCTCCGCATCTCTCAGAAGGCGCTGGTGGACCATCATTCCATGCCGGAACACTAAATGCTGCCCTTGATCGAGCCGCGTATCAAACAAATCTCCAAATGTCTGAATACTATACCGACGACCATTTTCCAGAAATAACAGATACCAACAAAAAACAGGCTGCGCATGAAAGCCTGTTTACGCATGGTGAGGGCCCAGACCCCTCATTCAACCTTCACACGTATCAAATACTGCGTCGACCCACAATGCTTACGTTTGAAGACCCACACACTCAAGGGTATTCTGAAGACCAAGATTGGCCTAGTGACTACGTTGAGGACTTACAAGTTCCAGAGCGGTCAAAGGATGGAAAACCATTTGTTCACAAATATGTCAATCGATGGGAAGATCCCGGCTCTACTTCGTTTGTTATCTCAAAGAACGCCGTTAACGAAGGATATGTTAAGCATTTAAGCAGCCAGCAATTTAGAATTCCGTACGATGGTGGAGAGCTTTCAGACGTTCACGAGTACGTAAAAGGAGAAATGGGAGTTCCAGATGATGGGTATCCATTAACATCTGGCAAACCGTCTGGTGATGAGCTGTTTCCATTCTATAAACGTTAGTTATGGCTGCTAGAGACCACATTAGCGATGGGCAATTTCATTTACATTTGTTTCATGCCACCACTGATAAAAATCTTGAATATATAAAGGCTCAAGGTTTAGGCCCTAATTCATATCTAACAAACGATTACGAACTTGCAGAACACTACGCGCTTAGGCAATCTGATTATGGTGGATTAGAAACACCAACGTCAATCATTACAATAAGAGCAAATCCTCGCAATTTAACTCCTGATTACAACTCGTTTGAAGAGCCAGTTCATACAGGTTTGCCTAGAGATTTTGATGAAACACAACTTAGAAGCGGAGTTGATTGGAAAAACTCATTAAAACAAACTGGTTCAGTTTTGAACGTTGGGAAAATTGCACCTCATAATATTTTAAAGATAGAACCATTCCCCTAGGCAGTTTGATCGTCAATAGTTGAATCAAATTGTGGCTTTTGGTCAAAAGCTTCTGGATACCAGTATTGAGTGTTGACTTTGTATCTAGGGCGATCTCCCCACTTGGGCATGTCTACCGTAAATGATGGGTCGTGTACAAGCAATCGGTTTCCCGGCAATGCTGCTAAATGCCCGCAGTCAAGCCAGATAAAATTAAAATGCTTGTGTTGGTCTGGAGTTCGTGAATATACATCGTCGTATGGGGCGGCTGTAAACCAATAGTGGGCGGATTCCCACGATCCTTTTAGATACGCCCTTACGGACAATTCCGACAAGGCACTAAATTCTTCAACACCAAAATCCTGTCCGTAACATGACCAAACCTGGAGTTCACCTAACTGATGGTTATGTGGGCTTGTTGGGTTCTTTAAGAAAGCATGAACAGGTAAATGTTGGATTAACGCCCCGTTTGACAAAAGGGCTGAAATACCCCAAGCTCGATTAGGTAGGGCTGAAAGCCCATACAACAGTGCTGGGGTGGTTTGCCCAAACCCTTCCTGCATGTCGTAAAGAAACTCGTTTTTGACGTACCCATACATTGGGCGGGGGATACTACAAACGTGATGAGCCACTGTTTACATATCTTCTAAATCTTCACGACTTAGGAACTGTGGACCTAAATACCGCACACGCCGCTGACTAACAGCATTTACGGGTATTAAATAAGAAATACTACCGGGGTCTTCATAAAGATTTGTATATCTGCGTATTGGACCTTGGCCCCATCGTGAAGCATGGTCAGTAACAATTAATGGATCAACCATTTTAGATTGTAATTTGTTTAACATAGGCACACGTTCTCTGTACCGTTTTGGAACGTGGGATTCTTGCCAAGTTCCAAAATGGGGGTCGTCGTAAATTAAATGAGAAGGCTTTTCACTTAATTCATAGGCATGAATTGTGGCTCTGTTGCTTGGTTCAGCATTCTCATCAAATGATTCGGTTTGTGTGTCGTAATAATCAAAGAAAGACTCGGTTTTTAACCGGTCTAGGGCGGATTGGTAAGTACCAGCGTGGAAGTCTGGTTGGCTGGCGTTGTGAGGAGCCACGTTTCCCCAGGTGCCATGATAAACCCGCCTATTGGGTTTATACAGGTGTTGGTCGTCATCAAACATTAACTAATAATACAAGATAAAATATACCAATGGCTGCCAAAGATAATCTTAATTCTGCCCTGTTTGGGGCCTACAAAGTAATGTATGGCCCCAAACAAGAACCCCACGCCGATTTTTATCCAAACAACCCTTTCATTGAAGTAACAGATCACAAAAACAATTATGTTGGTAAATTAAGTTGGACTAATCCTAAAACTTCTCCAGAGCTCATAGACACATACGAGGGAAGAATTATTGATATAGACGTAGCGGATAAACACCAACGAAAAGGCATTGCCACTGAAATGTGGAAATTAGCTGAACAATTACATAACCAACAACCGTGGCATTACCCAAAAATAAAACACTCGGATTATCGAACACCCGAAGGTGACGAGTGGGCGTGGGGTATGTATGATCGTGGACTGTCGGCTAAACCTCCCGACAACACGTACGACGAGGATTACTAATGGCTGCCAAAAATTCCCTTAATGCTATCCAGTTTAATTATTACCCCTTTTATGAAAAATACGGTTCGGCGGAAATAACCGCAATTGATGCTATTACTGGATTAAAAGTTGGAAACATGGCGTGGAGCGAAAAACAACTTGAGCATGTATCAGTTAACCCAGAATATCGAAGACAAGGTTTGGCAACAGAAATGTGGAAACGTGCAGGGCAAGCGCACAAGGATCAGCCTTTCCACTACCCAGAACCAATTCCTTCTCGTTTTAGGACTAAAGAAGGCGATGATTGGGCTTGGGAAATTTATAATAGGGGATTGTCGTCACGCCCCGGCCCAAACGATTACGACTGGGATAACGACGAACCCAATTACGAAGAAGATTAACAATGCGTAGGATTGTTTATCACGGTACGTTGGCGGGCAAAGCACCGCATATGGTTTCTGAGAATCAATTGTTTCATGCTGGAACTAAAGAATCTGCTTTAGACAGAATTTTGCACAAAATGGAAGACAGCGGAACTTGGGATGATGAGTATGTTCCTGGTTCCGCACAAATACACGCATATGAAATTCAAAAATCTGCCCCAATGTCAAAAAGAATGTTTGGTGACCCAACTGACGGCAACCCTGTTCCGGAAGGAAATATCCGAAAAATCCACAGATATTGGAACAACGTTGAGGATCCTGGGTCAACTTCATTGGTTATTCCAACAAAATTTGTTGGAGATTACGTCCGTCATTTAGGGCCACAATTTTCCAACAATCTTGACAACGTAATAAATAAAGCAAAACAATACATCACTGATGTAGAGCATAAAAGTTTTGTATCTTCAGGTTATAGCCATGTTGCCCCAATGACTTTTAGAGAAAAAGAAAAGCTATACGACATATATAAAGAAGTAAGCAATTAACAATGGCTGCCAAAAATCATCTTAATAAATATCAGTTTAGATATCGCCCCACCGGCCCACAACGAGAGTGGTTAGACGGAGATTATTTTGCTGACGAACTTGAAGAAGGACGTACGCTGTACGATCACAAAATAGACGCTGTGTATAAGCCTACCGGTGAGGTTGTTGGGCAAATTCTTTACCACATGGATGGTCCTATGTTTAATATCCAAGTTGATCCAAAACATCAGCGTAGAGGAGTTGCGACTGGCATGGTTCTACATGGTCAAAAAATAGCTAAGGCATCTAAGGGAATAATTCCTCCGCCGCAACGTGCGTACAGTGAAACAGAAGAAGGGTACGAGTTTGCTGAGGCGATGGAACGAAAAGGAATTTTTTATAATGGCAGCTAAAGATCACCTACACCCGGAGTTGTTCCACGGAACAGAACAGTCGTTTAAGCCCGGAGAAGTCATCGACCCTCGATATGGCGGTGAAGTGTATGCCACTCCAGATTATGACTTTGCCAACAACTGGGGAACCCCCTACTCAGTTCGCCCCTTACTGCACGACACCAGCGTTGAAACATACATGCATGATGATGCTTACGAAACGTTTGCAGACCCAGACGACCCAGAAGACCTAGAGCGCTACCCAGCGCGAACTGTAATGACCAGTCGACATGGATTTGTGGTTGAATAATGGCTGCTTCTGACCATTTAAACCCTGACCAATTGCGTAATATTGCAACTGCACATGGTGACAAGTACTTCCGTAACTACAAAGACCCAGAAAAGCGTGATACGGGCTGTTGTTACGATTATTCGGGGCATTTCACCGCACATGGCGGCGTTTCTGACGCTCTTGTACAGTCATACGAGTTTGACGAAGACATCCCACACGCCGTAAATCACGTGCCTACTTCAGAAGGCCCACATATTGTTGACTTTACCTACCTTCAATTTGACCCAACTGCACAAATGCCCATCGTGGAGCCAATCCAAGACTATGAAAAACGGTTCACTGATCGTGGAATAAAAGTAAACAGGCTGGGTAAGCCATATTGGGATACTACGGTAAAGGACCTTTACACGTAATGGCAGCTAAAGACCACTTGAATTGGGACCAACACTACGGAAAAACCTTTAAATGGGGTTATGTTCCAGAGGGACGCTGGACAGGGCCTGCTGAAACTCCTAAAAGTGAGCGCATAGGGCTTATTGCTAAGCACAGTGCAGCAGATTGGGATGATTGGGAAGACGCAATTGACCACCCAAGCGTTCAGGAGTGGAAAAACAACTGGAAATCTAGGTGGGATACCCTTCCAAAATATAAAAAAGACCAATTACTTGATTCTGCAAGTAAAGAAAAAGGTGAGTAATGGCTGCTAGAGATAACATCAATGGTGTCCAATTCAGGTTTGAAAAGGGAAATGCCCGATCCCCAATTGGAAAAGAACAACGCCACAGAGTCGTTGCTGAGGAAGGTTCGGACTATGTAGGCGAGTTGGAATGGTTTCCTCATGGTCAAACCATTTCAAACATATTTGTTGAAGCAAACTACCGTAGACAGGGAATTGCTACCGGTATGTGGAATTACGCCCACGAAATGGCAAAAACAACTAGGGGCGTACAACCGCCTAAACACTCAATGGACCGCACCGACGAAGGTGACGCATGGGCACGTAGTGTTAGTAAACGTCTTCCACCCCGCAACACGGGACCTCGTCGTAGGTAGGAAACGGAATAGTCCCTTCACCGGAAATTTTTTATTTACTCTAATCCTGGGTCAAAGCCGCCCTGGGCTATCCAGTTCTTGTATTTACGAACGTACTCCTCCGGAGAGGTTAACTCCTCAACGGATTTGTGTTCTGCCTGTTCACCCATTGCACGGTAGTTGATTCGACTCATACGCAGTTTTCCTTCTTCTGCCCTACCACCGAACTTTTCATGCAGAGCATTGTCTAGAAAACGCTTTGCTTTTTCTTTACTAGCGCTAATTTGTGCTCCTTCTTTTACCTCACCGCTTTGGTACTCAAACATGATTGGTACGACTCGACTTGTAACATTCTTAGTGTTCTTACCGTGTACACCGCTGCGAATGTTACTGATTCTTACACCTCTGTATTCAAAACCGTCAAACTGGTCTTGGCTCAACGTCATATCTTAATGGTATCAGCCACCGTTGGGAGCAATAATAGAACTAATCCTGCCCGCTGCCGCGAACAGGTCGATGCCAGCGCTTACCACCAGAAGTCCATTCTCCGCCCGTAGGAGAGTCTGGGTCTGGGTTAAAACTCAAATCTGTGGGTGTTACAAAGTTTGAATGCCCAATTACCCTAAAACCTTTATTTGAAGCAAAATTCCAATAAACATCACCATGCCTATGGGGTGGTTCTGGATGAGCCTGTAGTTCTTCTGGGTCGTTACCCGGTTCAAAAGGTTCAGCTTCTTCCCAATCCGTGGGCACGACTTTGTGTATGTGGCCAAAACCGCCTGCGTACACAATGTCTTCAGTTGCGTACGTTGCGTCATCCGGATTGATTTCTACAGGTGTCTTGATAATGTCACCTACGGGAAATTTTTTAGAACTTCCATGATACAAATACGGCCCATAGAACTGTTCTTTGCTCATATGTTCCCAAGAAGCCATGTGTTAATGATACTACTCGTATTTGCCAAGAACCCGCCACGCATCAGCGGCGTATTCGGCAGTGTAGGGAACTCCCATGTCTTTAAATGCTTTGTTCACCTGTTCATCGGTAAATCGATCTAGCGCCCCAACTGGCTCTACTTCATAAACCGCACCATCGGTTTCGGTTGCCGTGTAGGAAGGACGAGTGTTCTTATTAGCGTACATACGCGCCCATGCGGGGTTGTCTGTGCCAAACACTTTTCCTCTATCCCAAGAATCAGGTCGTGGGTCAGGTGACTTTATAATATCCCCAGGTTGTAAATGGGTTACTGGGGTTCCGTGATAGATCTTTAAATTATTAACGAACTCGTTAAGATCCTGAAACTGCTCAGGATGTAAGTTACTCATAACGTACCGGTATATACATATCCTCGTTAATGGCATTGGCTGCTGCAATACGGTGATGACCGTTTTCAATATTCAGTAATCCTGCTCTATCTGACAACGTCACAGGGGACTTTACCCCCTCTTTTTTTATGCTGTCATACAGGTTTTCTTGTCCTTTTTTTGCCGTATTGTACGTATCGTGCTCATACCCGGAAACGGATTCTCTCACTTTACTAAGATACAAAGAAGAATCATCGTTCATAGTGCGATAATGGTTGCCCCATTGAGTCGCTTCTAACGTATGTACGTTCATCAACTCCTTAGCCTGCATAAACAGGCGAAGTTGATCCGGATTGAGGTGTTCTGAAGCGCTCATGTCTTTTTTGGCCTCTTCCAGACTTGTTTTAGCACTCGGTAACCCTCAGAAGAGGCGTGTTCTCTGAACGACCGCGACCCGCCGCCACTGCCTCCGGGGAAATTTTTCACCCTCCACCCAGCGGTATCAGGGTTCACTGGTTCGACTTGATAGACACGCGGATGCCTGCCGCCGCCGAACAGGGAGGCGATGTGCGCGAAGTATTTGGCCTGGTCCATGTCGTTCGTCGCGTAGGCGTAATTCGGGTCGTTCTTGGATTTGGCTCCCCAATTGCGCTTCACGTCGATTTGCGACGCGGGCAAAATGACATCACCTTTTTTAAATTTATACCCTGTTCCATGGAACAAGACCTCGTTTAGGTGATCTGATGCTGCCATTACTCCCTACCTTGTATTGGAAGATCGTCAGATTTTGACGACCAAACGTCTTTCCACCCACCGCTAACCTTTTTGTGAACTTGGTAGGTGGTAAATGGCTGCATTGACTCTCTTTTCAGAAACTCGTGTTGTGGTTCTACGATTGGGTACGGAGCGTTTGCATCAAATTGACGATGAGTTAGGTCAACTATGTACGGCCCACGCGACGTTTGTACGTTTGCAACAGTGTGCGTATTAAAAAAATGTGTACTGAGATTTCTAGGTGCGTCTTCTGGGATAAAATAACTATGTAAATCAGTCTGATGACCGTCTTTTATTGCCCTTCTGGCGTATTCTTCCGACGCTACGCCGCATTCGCCCTCAGCACACTCTGGAGTGTCATATTCTTCGGGCCAATCGGCGGTTGAACGACGTTCCTCTAAGTGTTTTTGCACATGAGCACGTAGTTGGGCCGGGGAAAGGTGGTCTAAAGCCGACATAAGTACTAAAACGGTTCCTCACGCAGATCTCGGGAAGAGCCGTCGGAGGGGTGTGGGAATTCATCGAAGCCTTCCCAATAGCCTTCGCCTGTATCAATGTCATATTCTTCGACATACTTGAATGGTTTCATTATGTCTCTACTCATAAACCGGTGTTCCGGCTCTATCACTGGGTATGGGGATTTTGCGTCAAACTGACGATGCGTCAGGTCAACTATGTAAGGCCCGCGGGATGTTTGCACACCGGCAACGGTGTGAGTGCCGTGCCTATAACCAGGGTTGGGAGGTACTGGCTCGTCATGATCTAGATCAAAAGTCTTGTAATGGGCCTCATGCCCGTCTTCTACTGCTTTATGAATATACGCCCTTGTTGCATGCCAGCACAACCCATCGGCGCATTCGGGTGTGTGGTACGTTTCAGACCATTTATTTAAATGAGCTTTGACGTGGGCGCGTAATTGATCTGGAGAAAGATGATCTGACGCTGACACCCAAACATTATAGGTTATGGCTCTAGGTCGTAAAATTCCTTAAACTGCACACCAAGGTGTTTTACGTGCCTACCAACAAATGACGACGGAATTACATAGGAAGTAGACCCGCGATCTTCGCGCTCATTGGTATATGGGTAAATCCTGTTCTCTTTGTGCTCCGGGACTGCTTTTTTTGCATCCTGATGGAACATTGGATCTTGCCATGTTCGTTTTGACATTGGGGCATCATCACTGATTTCGTAGGCGTGATACGAGGCCGTAACCCTTTTGGGCTCGTCTACGGAGATTCCATGGGAAATTTCGTCGTCAATGCGCTCCTGGGCAGCTCGGCGAGTACCGGCATGGAAAGGAAACCCTTGTAGGTGGGGTGGATCAGACTCGACAGTTCCATGGTAGACAATTCGTCGGGTCATTTAAACAGTATAGGTCTACTTGAGGGTTAGGGTTGGGGGTGTCCAGTTTTTTTGGGGTGGGTCTATTTAGGGGTGGTGTGTCCTCGGAGTGCGGGTACTCCGCCTGCCCCAACCCTAACCCTCAACTAAAGGGTGAGGGTACTCTCCCCCACCACCATAGGTAGTGTGGCAGCTCGATCCGCACCTACTACAGGTAGTAGACACGCAATAGGATGCTCTAGGATGAGCCGGAATAGCATGAGGGCTGTCTAGGTAGGGGTCGGGCATTATCGACGCTCAGAACGCATCCTGACGCTTCTGGTGGCATTCTGCGATAACGCTCGGTGCTCAGTGTGCCTACGGCACGTCGAGCGTCGAGCATCACGCATCTCATGCTTATTCGCACGTCATGCGAAGAGTCATCGAGTGCGAATAGGTCTATGGACTCATCCGGGGGAGTGATTGGGGGATAGGTGGAGGCTTTCACGCATCACTCGATGCTCGGTAGTTACTACCAGTGAGTCTTCGACTCCGTCGTGCTTCGCACACTCGAGCGACTCGATGCCGGTATTCGCGCACACTCGATTCACACCGATTCCATTGCCTAGTTCGAGTGCGTTCCGATCCATGCTGCACTTCGAGTGACTCGACGTTCACTCACACGGCCTTATCAGCCAGGGCGAATAGGAATGAGTGAGAATGACTCCGGGTGGATTCATCCGGGGCGAATCATCCGGGGCGAATCGCCCGGGCACTCGCCCGGTGCTCGATGCCGGAGAGCCGCTACGGAGTCCCCGGTGCGATGCCGGAATGGGGGGCTATGGAGATACCATCCCGGTCTGTTCGACGCAACCTAGAGCATCTGGAGAGGTGTTCTGACCGGGGATTCGAGCCTCGAGGGCGATTCCGGGCAAAGAAGAGTCCCCCAGCACTGGGGGAGGGTAGTGCTGAGGGACTCGACGTGGGGGGTGGGGGTTGATGTAGGTGTCAGGTCATACGTTCTCCAATCTGTCTTTCATCTCGGGGGAGTGCTTCGGCGTGAGGTGCGTGTGTAGAAGTTCTGCCACAAGCATCCACAGCGCAGTGACCGACTCTCGACTTGGCACGTCGAATCCGAATGCTCGGTCTTCATCGAAGTGCCGTGAGGCAGACATGAAGACTCGATGCAGCGTTTGGATCTCGGGATGCTTCATGCGCTCACCGCCTGTCGGTACTCCTCGAACGCCGAACTGTCCGGGTCGAGCCAGCGTCGAACGTAGGCATCGAGCGTGATGATTTCGCCGGACTCATGGATGCTGACCGTCTGCTCATGCCAGTTCACCAGCAGAGGCTCACGGTTAGTCCAGATGTATTCGTTCATGCACTCACTGAGTCTCAACGAGTAGAGCCCGAACCCAGCCTCGTTATTCCAGTCACTGCCAATGATTTGACTCACGCAGATTCGAGTGGCGTATCCCGGGTCACTCCACCGGGGCACAGCCATTGCGATGGCGTAAGCGAGTTCCTCATGCCGGGCTTCTCCACCCCAGTGTGAGTAGAGCATCGTCACAATCGGATCGTGGTGCTCGACTCCCTCGGGGGCTTCGAGCGTGTCAGCGAAGATGAACGTGCACCTGTCTCCCATGTCACGCTCCCTTCTGGTAAAGCTCTGGATGAGCGTGGCGGTACTTGCCCTCGATGACCGACGAGATGAGCGTGTGCCACGCTCCCATCAAGCCACCGAACGCTTCTTCTTTGCCACACGTCGAGCAGATTTCAGTCCGGTTGTCCAGCCTCGAGATAGCACCGATGTATTCACCTCGATGCTCGACGCTTGGGATGACCTGACCGCACCGGGGGCACTCTGTCCTGTCGAAGCGACACTCAATCGCATCGCACTGCTCGACGAGGATGTTGAGCACCGTGTCGAGCGAGGCGGTTGGTTCTTTCAGCAGTTTCATTGCGTATGTCATCACTGCTGAATGAGCCGCGACAAGTTCGATGTTCACGACGTGCTTGCCATTGGGGCGGATGTCGATGGACTTCTCGAAGTCCATCAGTGACTGCTGAAGAGACTCGAGCGTCGAACGGATCTCGTTGATGTGCTTGTGCACATCGCTGAGTCCGGTCAGCAGCGTCTGCTCCTCGAGCAGTTCTCGGGACAAGGCAATGAGCCTGTCATCGGGTAGGGCGGTAGTAGTCATGTATGTCTCCTTGATTAGGTGCTCGGATGAGCACGACTCGAGTGTAGGCACACTGGGGGGCACAACGCAAGAACCCCCAGCACCCGGTATTTAGGGCACTGGGGGCGTTGCTGGGGGCAGGCCGTCAAGCGATGCGAACCTCCCACATGATGGTTTCCTCGAGCACCACGAAGTCCTCGCCGTTGTCTTCGGCGGTGAGAGCCTCGAACTCGTCACTCGACCCGGTGTAGAAGAAGATGTGCTCGTCTCGAATACCGAACTCGTCTTGGTCGGTCTTGTGGTCGTAATCACCGAACGAGAAGTAGCGATGGATGACTTCGCCGGAATCATTCCAGCGCACGTCAGCCCACGCACCGATGATGATGACCTCTTGGTTCGGATCGACTGGGGGCAAGTGTTTAGCAGGCATCGTCATACCACGCATCTGGTGGAGTGCACTCGTGGCATTCGACGGAGTAGACAGTTCCGTCGCTGGCACACTCGAAGATTTCACACTTGTCAATGTCGGTCACTCGACCACAGATGTAGCAGGTCAGTTCTGGAAGGGTCTTCTTCCCGGTCATCGCTGCACCTCGGTGAACTCGACGGTGACTGCGGTGTCACGGTTCGGTGTCTCGGGCAGGAACGCATTTCGACGCAACTCGGTCACGATGTGCTCGAGCGTTCCTCGAATGTCTTTCTCATCGAGTGCCACGAACGCTCGGTTGTCGTACTCAGCAACATCCCACGCTCGATTCCAGTCGACTTCGAATCCCTGCACGAGCACCGACTGCTGGGGCAGTTCGTACCAGTGGTGTGCGCTCTCTTCGTCGGGTGCGTGAACGACGAACGTCACGCCCACGTCGATGGTGACTCTCACTTCGTAGTGCTTCATGTGTTTCTCCTTGATTGGGTCGGGCGGATGCTCGACGTACTCGAGCATAGCGGAGTGCCACAACTGGGGGGTACTACTACCGCCACCCGGTATCGGTTCGTGCGTTAGGAACGATCTGGAGAGGTGTTTCTCACGACAGTCCAGCCGTAAGAGCGAAGAACGCCGAAAGCGACGGATTCGCTGTCATGGTTGACGAGCACGTCTGTCGAGCCATCCATGACCTGACTCACGATTCCAAGCTTCTGGTCGAGCAGTGCGAACATACGCCAGTCGAGTGAAGGCTGTCCGTCGATGTGCTGAGCAAGCAGGATGTGCGAAACGACTTCACGCTTCTGTCCATGTCGAGACAGTCGGTCTTCGCATTGCAGCAGGTCAGCAGAAGTCCAGGGGAGTTCTGCGCTGATGTGATGCCTGCCAGCAGTGAGCGTGAGTCCTACGCCCGAGGCAACGACATTGCCAACGAGCACTCGCGCATTGCCGTTCTGAAATGCATCGACTGCGTTCATCTTCTCCCGGTCTGTCATGCCACCAGCAACCTTCACGGTCTTGGCGTGTCGATTCAACCGGGTGACAAGTTGCGTGAGCACCAGCGTGTGAGTGCAGGTGATGAACAACTGCTCGCCCTGCTCGATGATGTTGAGTGCGTAGTCAACGACAGCGTCGATCTTGCCCTGTCCAAGTATCGAGCGAAGCGTGTTGAGCCGGACTATGGCTTCTGCTCTCATGGCACGTTCTGCTTGGGGCTTCCCTTTCGCATCCTCGATGAATGCGAATAAGTCACGCTCTGCTCGTTGGTACTGCTCGATGCTCCGTTGCGTGAGCGTCACCTCGCTGGTGATTCGACCTTTCGCTGGCAACTCGAGCACTTCTGAACGCCTGCGTCGAAGCATGAATCCATCGCACAGCCTGCGGTGCAGCTCCGGCAGGTTCGCTGTACCTCGAGTCCCGAAACGGTCAATGCGTGGTGCGTAGCGATTCAGGAATGACTCATAACCGGACTGTGCACCATCACGGAAGTCTTCGAGCCTGTCGATCACCTGTAGTGATGGCACGAGTTCGATGGGATTGTTGATTAGCGGTGTGCCCGACATGACAACTCGAATCGCATCTCGATGAAGCATCGACACAACATTGACTGCACCGAGCGAGCGTTGAGCCTTGCGATTCTTCAGACGCTGGCACTCATCGACGATGATGCCGTGAATCTTTCCCTTCAGATACTTGGCGTACCCGGACAGCGATGAGTCACCAATGAGGAGCACATCAGCCTTCGGTACATCCCACGCACGTCGACGGTCATCGACTGGTGAGCGGCCTGTGAGCGTCTTGATTCTGAGATCGGGGGCAAACCGGGCAAACTCACGCTCCCACTGAAGACGCATCGAGGGTGGCACGACCACGAGAAATGGGTCGACTTTCCAGCCTGCACGTTTCTCACGCCGGATTTCTGTTGCCACGATGGCAATGGCAGTCGGGGTCTTGCCAACGCCCATCTCGTCACCGATGATGACTCGACGGTTCTCGAGTGCGTACTCGACTGCTTCGACTTGGTGAGCGAGTAGAGGTATCGCTGTCTTGATGTTCATGGGGGCATCCTAGCAAAGCGAAACCCCCACGCCGAGCATCGAAGGGTGAAGATTGCGGATTACGACACCGGGAAGTGCTTGACGTGGGGGCTCGATTACTCGTGGGAGGGTCATCCAGATGAAGAGGTACACCCTTCACGAGCACCGAATGCTATGCCATTGCCCACTCCGGCTCTGCTCTGGTGATCTCACGCAAACGCTCGAGCACGAGGGCATCTTCAGTGAACTGCGAACCACTGAGCAACTTGTTGTAGTTGCGCTGTGCTCGAGTCTCCTGCTTACCAAAGACGTGCTGGTTGGCAGTGGTGAAGGCCTGCACTACGCCGAGTGCGGTGTTCCTCCAGGGGCTCACACGCTCGTCGTTCCTCCACAGGCTCTCGAGTGCGTCACGCTTCGGTGTCATCTTGCTGGCACTGTTCGGATTCTGTGAACCGTCACCCAAGAGGTTGATGGGATACACCTGCTCAACGAGTTTCGTGAACTCGTTATCGGTGACTGCCCACGCAGTGAGTGCGTCAAGTTCGTGCTGGAATGATTCGGCGGTCTGGTAGATGATCTCCAGAGCCTCGCGGATTCGCGCCAGCGACCCATCGAGCGATGCGTCGGTGTTGTGACGAAACTTCACCACGCTGTCGGTCTTCTCGTTGAGGGCGGTGTGCAGAGTGTTATCGCACACCACAGCCTGAATCACCCGGCGGTAGGTCGTTGCCAGCGAACCGTCATGTGCGGTTGATGCCAGCAGCGTCGGGCGAAACTCGAATCCGGCAGTGCTCGAGATGTTCTCTGGCACTGAGATTTGAACCCACGCCTTGCCACCCTCACGCAGAAGTCCGGCACTGTCAATACCGAGGTCGTGTGAGTCGATGATTTCGGTGAGGTTCTTCAACAGCGTTTGCTCGTATTGGTGCACGTTGTAGCGGTCACTGAACACATTGAAGACCTTGCCAGTTGTGGAATGCATCACGGCCTTGCGGTCTTCGATCTGACGGAATGTTCCCTGTTGGGTCTTGATGTAGACCGGAACTTCCTCCGCAGTCCAGTTGAAGAGCCTTCGACGAACGTCATCCATTGGGATGAATCCCTCGTAGTGGTTGGGCTCATCGCCCTGCTCCGCTTCACGCCAGTGCCAAGCCTTGCCACGCTTGAGCACGTTGCCAATGAGCGTCATGGTGTTGAGCCACTTATTGGTTTCTGCTGACATTGCATTTCTCCTTGATCTGGGGTTGCCCCCGGTTGATGATGTTCTCGAGGCTACAGGTTACGCAGGGGGTGTCACAACGTGTGCTTAGTTCTTGGTTGCCAGCCACACCATGAAGACTAAAGTTGCCACGACGAAGGCTAGAAGGCTCATGGTCACAGTCTCCCGGTTTCCTTCGCCCAACGCTCGACCTGTGACCAATCCCAGAACTTGCCAGCCTGAAGAACGGCAGCCGGGGGTGGGAAGTTGAGGTCACGCCTCGCCCATGCATGCACGATTGTCGGGTGTGCCCGGTTCAATCGCTGGGCGATCTCGTGAGCACCGACAAGGTTGTGGGTCTTCACCACCATGCGTCTGTCATAGCGACGTTTCGCATTCACGATGGTCTTCATGCTGATTACTTTCGTGACCATCATTCCACCGACCAGTCACCGCCGATGATGCGGATGGGCTTGCCGTACTTCTTAGCAACCTCGATTGCAGAACTGTCATCTCCACAATCGAGCCAATCGAGCCAGCGTTCGTCTTCGGACACCATGTCGGTCAACTCCACAACGAGACAGCCCTCGAGATCGGTGACTGTGCCATCGTTGATGTTGATGACCACGCGCTCGTTAGATGCTTTCTTCTTCTTGCTCATGCCATCCCCCGGAAGAATGGATCGAAGATGGTTTCATCAAATGAAATGTCGGTGTTGTCGAGAGCACTATCAAGCACACTGCGAACGCAGGCCACCTGAGCCTCCCCGACTTTCTCGAACCCCGGTTCGTCTTCATCCCAGTTGACTTCGGGATACTGGTCTTCGGCCTCGAATAACTCGCCGTTGATGGCGCACTCCGCCCCTAAGATTGCACAGCCACCTTCCTCGAATGTGTTGACGAACACGAGGTTGGGAAACTTCTTAGAGAACTGCTGGATCGCCCGGGTCATCGGATTCCAGGCGGTGGTGTAGCGATACGCCCGGAGGTTCGGTGTTCCCCACTCATGGATGCAGTCGGTGTCGTAGTCACCCCACTTCGTGCCCCAGTTGAAGTTGCACCAGTCATACCAGCCACTGAAGCCGTACTTGGCAATGTTCTCAGGATGCTCATCCAGCGTCGAGTTAGCCGAAAGCTCTTTCGGGCAGGGAAGAATGTTGTCGCACATTGCGATTCCCTCCACGAGTGCTGTCGTTGTCTCACCGTGAATGTTGGTGTGGGTCTTCTCAACCGGGGTCGAAACAAGTGCGTGAAACGCATCGAGTTCGCCCCGGTAATCGTCAGATGCTCCTACGAGCAGGCAGTTCGAGCAATGGTTGGGCATTAGAGATACCCTCCGCCCTGAGCCTGCTTGAACAGGTCAGCAACTGCATCAGCAAGCGAGCCTTTCGCAGTGCCCTCTTCGACGATGGTGTTGTCTGGGTCATCTTGGAAACGCAACACAGAAACTCGCCGGGAAGCGTTGTCAGCGACGATGCACAGACGCACACGTCGACGAGCCGGGTGGATCGAAGGTGGAATGTCATCGGCCTCATCGTGACCGACTGGCGCAGCCCAACCGCAAGTAATGACCGCAACTGCGTCGCTGTGACGAGCCGTGTCAATGGCGTTCGGTGACGAGAGCAACTCGTACACATCGCCGTGTCGACTGGCAACTTGCCAGGACATTTCGGTGTGAATGTTGCTGATTCCCATCAGAACGGCTTTCACCTCACTGAACCCGATCTCGCTGTTGATTGTTTCCTCGAGTTGCTTGGCAACTTCGATGATTGGTTTCTTCGTTGTCATGGTTGTTTCTCCTTGTTGGTTGGTTGATTACTTGATTGAAGTGAATAGCGATACTGGCTTGATGTTGAGCACCCTGCACAGCCGGAACAGAGTGTCAAGTGTTGGTGAGAAGTGATTGTTCTCGATGCGGTTGACGGTCTTGCGATCTACGCCAGCCTTTCGCGCCACTTCTTCCTGTGACCTGTTCTGCTTGATTCGAGCATCGCACAGACGCTGTGCGACAATCTTTCGGTTCTTACTTAGTTGCTGTTTCATGTTGTCTCCTTGTTGGTTCTGTGACACTGATGTGCCACGAGAGCATCATAGTGGGGCGTTTCAGTCTTTCACAACCCGGTCATAATCGACGAGTGTTTCCAGCACTCCCCAGCCCAGTTCAATAGAACGGTCTTTCAGGTGCTTACTGACCCGGGCAAACACATCCCTGGCCTTCTCAATGTCGATTGCTGTCTCATCACCGTTTCCCAGCAATGCCACAACGTCATGCTCAGTCCACTTGATGACCACTGGCGCAACATAATCAGCCTCTTGCCAGAAATCTGCCGGGGCGAGTCTTCCGTCTTCGATGAACCTGCGTGGATACATCTGCGTGTGGTACTGCTCGACAACCTCGGATTCTGCCATCATCGCATCAACGCAATCCCGGGCATACCAGTAGAGATCGTGCTGGATGCCCCTCACGAAGTCCATTGACTGAGTCCACTCTTTCGAGTAGTTGTCAACACCATCAGCGATGCGATCTGTGGCCTCTTGGTCGTACTCCTGTGCAGTGAGTCGACCCCTCGAGACTTCAATCATGGGGACATTTCGCGGCCATGAGATCGGGCCATAGGTGCTGAAGCCTGGGAAGTCTTCAATGCGAATCTTCCCAGTCAGTTCGACACAATCACTCTGCGTGTAGGACACCGACCAGCCAATGCGAAGTCCAAGTTTCTGAATGTTCTTGACTTGATTTCCGTCTGCTAAATCTAACCGACCAGCTTTCTTACAGAACATTTCGTAGATCATCTCGTCAATCAGTTCGTTAGGGAACATTTCCCACATCTGTTGAGTCAGGATTTCTAACGCCTTGCGTCGAGCACCGGGTGCTAGTTCATCGAGCGTGTAGACGTTCTTGTGGACATGGACTAACTCAGGCATTGCCTTCCTCCTTGATAGGACAATCATTGTATGGCGGTTCATCTGTTTCGCAACTGCACCAGCCAAAGGTATTGACCTGCCGTTCGTGGTTCAGTTCTGCGATCTGTGACCACGAGTAGTCACGCTGGCATGGGCTGTCAGTTCGCAGGCAATCGTCATCGAAAGGCCAGACAAACTCGAGGTCGGTGCTCGTCAACCAGACAATGCGTTCATCCGGCAGCTCGAAACACACTTCCCCGGCATCATCATCGCTGGTGACGTGTCGAGCACCGTGTAGATCGTCATAGGCGTACATTGCGTCGATGCGTGTATCGAGCAGGTGAGTGCTTCCTGCCCAGTGTTCTGAGTGAATGATGTGCCAGGTCATTAGTAGTGGTAATCCCATACGATGAGCCACTGGTCTTCCGATCTCTGTGCAACTCGTTTCAGCACTGCATCCTTGTTCGGAGTGTGGGCGGTTACGTCAAAGAAGTGTTGTCCGCTAGTGAAATCCCCCGATACAAGTTCGAGCAGACTTGTCGTTCTGTAGACATTGAGAAAGTCCTCATTGTGGGCGGATTGACTAGAGGCAGTTCCATCTTTGCCCAACTTCCGGGTGGCGTTGACCATTGCAGGGTCATCGAATCCATCGCCGGATCGGTTGGCTTTCAGCATCACCAGTTCCCACACGGTCAAAGAACCGACGCGCTGGAGATCTTCGTACATTGCGTTCATGGTGTACGCACGATACTGGTCAATGAAAGACATAAACTTATCGGGGTTGTCCCGGTGGCACAGTGCTCCGTTGGGGAAATCACTCTTCCACCTGCCCCATGCTTCGTTCCAATCCGACCAGTCGGCGTAAATGCTATTGAACTCCTCGATCAGGTCGAATGCTTCATCCACGTCTACGGCCTCAACAGCTAGAAGAATCCCGGTGTGCATCACTTACCCTTCTTCCGTTTCTTCCTCGCCCTGGCGGTTTCCTCGGCGCACTTCCTCTCGTAGAGGCGTACGAGCGTCATCAGGCTCACTCCTGCGCCCTTCGCTACCTCCGCGTCACCCTGTTCCAGGGCATCCAGTTCGTCTTCGGTGAAGTTCTCGTCGCTGAAGACGAACGTGCCATCGGCTGCGTCGATGAGTGTCCCCGTTCCGGCGTGGAACGCATAGTAGTTGACCTTGCGTTTCCTGGTCATTTCTTCTGTCCCTCCTCGTTGGTCTTGCATGGTTGTCCGGCTTCAGAACAGCGACCAATGCGTAAGCCGTTGACTGCTCCCAATCCCCTACCGCACAGTTGGCAGTAAGAGAAGATGAGTGGTTTATCATCATGTGTCATCTGTGACCTGACTCTGGCACAGATGTAGGTTGCCCACTGGTCGAACGCTGTGTCTATCGGCCTCATCACTTTTCCTCCACAGCAATACGGAACTGCTCGAAGTCTTCGAATGTCACTTGCACCATGCGGTCAAGAGCCTCGCGTAATGCGTTGATCTGTCCTTCTGACCAGTTTTCAACCGCTTCTCGCGTGATGAATGATGCCCACACTAAAGTGTTTGAATCACCGGGTAGTTGATGTGCTTCTGGCATTGTCCCTCCTTGTAGGTGTGTTCACTGTACCAGGATGGTCAGTCAGAACCAACACTGGTAGGGACGTATTTGGGCAGGCACTTTGAGCACACTCGAATGTACCGTTCCGGGTTGGGATAGTGTCCCAGTCCCTCCGGCACGAATGCCCCGCAATCATGGCATTTCTGGGCATCGACAAGTTGCTTGAAGATCTTGGCAACGTGAGTGCCGATGGAGATTGAATCGTCGATCATTGTGGGCTCTCAGTGCTGACGAGTTCCGCGACTCCAAAGAGAGGATGTTTTCGAGACTTGTCACGCTCAAGTTTTCGCAGTTTCAAGCGCAGGTCGAGTTCTACGTCAACGAGCTTGTTGATGAGTCGGTCAATCACCTCAAGATTTGCAATGCACAGTTGGCCATCAACTGTGGCTGCTTGGTGATCTCCCTTGATAATGCAACTTACACTGACGTTTCCGAAGTTGACTTGCAGAGTGCTGAAAGTTTCGTGATTCTGAATGTCAACGCCAATGTCATCTGGCGTGAGATCGTACACTGAGAGGTCAACCGCTCCCCCGGTGTTGCTGGTCGAGCTATGTGTGACTCTCCGTGACGTGGATAGCGGTTTCGGTTTCATGTTGTCTCCTTGTTGTTGTTGTTGTTGTTGTTGTATTGACTGATGTGATCTTATTGCGGAAACGCCTCGTTGAGTTCATCCATGCGACGGTAGTACTCGGTGCAGTACGGACACTTCATCACGGCCTTCTCGGTGCTGTGGTTGTCCTCGCAAATCCACTCTCCATCCGTCCCCTTGAGCAAGTCCTCGATGTAGACATCACGAGCTTTGAGCATGAAGGCGCGAGCGTACTTCGGTGTCACGAACTTCGGCTTGCGCCTCTTCTTGGTCTTCATTACTTGTCTCCTTGTTGTGTGATTACTGGTACTACGCACGATAGCAGGGGGGTGTGACATTTACAACCCGGAGGCATTGACTCCCTCCCAACCAAAGAGAGCAGGCAACGCCTCCGGGTGACTAACTCAAGGAGTAGTTAGTCTTTTTTATCTTCCATCCAGAGTCGATAGACATAATCGTGCGTTGTGGTTGGCACACTAACGCGGTGGAATGGATCGTGGATAGTGCCGCGAATGGCCTCAGCCAGTCGGGGGCGCATCGAGGACAGGGTGTTGAAGTAGGTTTGCCCATACCGCCATTCAGAACCTAGTGTCAGATGGTTGCGATCCACCTTTTCAAGAAACTCTTCATAGGTCAGGTCATTTCCGGCTGTCGACATTGTGCTCCTCTTCGTACAGTTCTTTGGCCTTGTCGTAGATCATGTCAGCGTACTTGTCGGTTTCCCAGACTTCTTCGGACAAGGGAAGGCGTACAGACGCAACAAGTTCATCAGTTGCCCGGTTAATGTATTTATCAAAGGTTTCTGGGTCGAGGTTCTCAAATGTTGGTGTGATCATACTTCCGTATCCTTCATAGGTAGTTCTCCTCCATTTTTAGGGTCGGTATCTTCTACCCAGTTAGCCCACTCATCATAGGTCATAGCTCGAGTGAATGGGTCGTTGTCACCACGCTCATACACGTCGAACACAATGCCCTCGTCTGTAAGCGTAATAGTCATTATCCGGCCATCGATCAGGTTGATGAGATGTCTTGACGTGCATTGTGGAACTTGGGTCATACCATGCGATTCTTGTGGATCTTGGTGCCGGACAGAGGTTCGTGCATTAGGCACGTTATGCCAGTCGTGATGAAACTCCAAAAATGCCTCAAGGTTGAAAGCATCACACAGTGTTCTAGCTGTCACCGGGGCAGGAAAAACATCATACAGTGTTTCATTTGGTAGCTCGATAAGGGTAGTTTCCGGGTCGTTCCCTTCAAAGATGAGGGTTATCGCGTCAATGCAGGGCTTGACAAAAACTCGGTCAACACGCGGATAGTGATTAGACGTGAGATGCCACTCCATAATGTCTTCGAGTGTCATAGGGGGCTCGTTCAACTCACCGTTTTCCAGCCAGGCGTAATACTCACCAAGCATGGAATAGATTTGCATTGCTCCCATTACTTTTTTACTTTCTTATTCTTGTTCGGCCTTTTACCCAAGTCTTTCAAAGTGATGTTGAGGCGTTCGCATACCATGAAAGCTTGAAATGAGTCAGTTGGATCATCTCCCCATGATTCTCCCCCGGTGAGTGCAATGGTCATGCCGTTCGCAAACTTGTATCTGCCGGAGTCACGACGCTTTTCGTCGTAGACGGTTTCAACACAACTGTTCAGAAAAAACAGAACATCTCGTGGCAAGATTTCTCGATCTGGGTCATCAAACAGATAGAACTCGCTTGCCAAAGTGTTGAGTGTCTTTTCAAAGTTCTCATTGTCTACAAGTTTTTGTGCGTTCTTTTTGGCTTGAAGTTCAGTCACTTGAAGTTCATTGATGGAAAAGTTGAAATCAGCACCCACGTCAGTCTCCTCGTACTTTTAAGTAGATCAATGAGAGCATCGTAACAACGAATAAATAGTAAAACACCATTGATTTGCTCATTTAACTTGCTCCGGTGCGTGACTTTTGGCGGGTAGTTCGCGGGGCTCAATGGCAGGTTTGTTTTGATTTACAAACAAACATGGCTCAGAATCCATCATTAACTTGATGAGTAAAGCAGGCTGAATGTTCGTTGTTTTTTGTTCTCGCTTGTATTCCTCGATGTCGTGGGTGTCCCTGCTCGTCATCAGAAGTTGTTCCCAATGCACGATGACGCTAAAGCGGCCATAAATACAAAGTAAAGCAGGATTCCACCGGTAAGCAAATACTTACCAAATGTACGATACTTTCTAACGTATTTGTATTCGTTTCTCATTGGCATGGCCCAGTCACCCCACTTTTCATTATTCATCACTTGTGCCCTCAATTTGCTTACGCACGATTTCCATTGCGTGTGACACCTCCTGAATAAATGCTCTCCAAATGTCATCTCCGCCAAGAACGTAGTACCCGATTGATTCGATCTGAGCGTCTGAACGCTCAAGCCACCACTTACGCATCTCTTTGGTAGATAGGTGTTCATTATGGGTTAGTTCGTATCGCAAATCTGATGCCATGAACGACATACACAACCGGGGATCTAAACCGATGGTTGGTGCGTTCACAATGGATGTGATTATTTGAGTGTTATTTTCTTCAATTCGGTTTGGGTTTTCGCTCCACTTTGCCATGTTGATCACACTACCAGTTCACCATCAGCTTTTGCAACTTGCTTCATACGCCTGCGTTGTTTGTGTGACGTACCGCCCCAGATACCAACCTCGTCATTGTCAAGCGCGAATCTAAGACATGGGTCTTTGACCGGACATGAGTTGCACACTTGTATCGCTGACTTGTGATCTTCCCCGCGTTCAAGAATAAACAGTGATGGACTTGATGACCTGCATTTGGCGTGTTGTCTCCATTGTGGGTCATCACGCTCGATAAGGGTCAGAGCGTCATAAACGTAATCGTCACTCATTGTTCCTCCAAAATCCGAATAATGCTCCATCTCCTTCTGTTGTAGTAAAAGAACAACCATCTGGAGCAATCACATCCAGTACCGCAAAAAGATACTGAGCCAGGTCGTACTGGTCTTGCAGATCTTCGTCGGTCAAATCCTCAAGGCTGAGTTTGCTGAACACGTCAGACCACTCAGGCAAAACAACATCGTTGTAGTAGATTTTGTTGCGCTCACTCGAGTGCAAAAGTACGTCTGAGCAACGAACAATCAGATCGACTGTTCGCAGTGTTCCTTCCGACACCACCGTGTCTACCCATGTGTCATCAAGCTTGAGAGGTTGTTTCTCCATCCCGGTTCTCCTTGTTGCCATGATACGGCTTCTTACCGCCTTTGACAACTGGTGTCAGGGGTAGCCATTTGTCTTTGTGCGAACTTCCCCCACAGGGGTGCATAGGGGGTTCAGAGGGTTTGATGTGGAGAACGATCTTCGCCCCACAGCGTTCGCAATAGTAGGTCGTGGCTGGCATAGCTGCCAGTCTAGTAGAACTTACGAGCCAGAAGTGGCTTTCCAGTGCCCAAGGCCCCCATTGTCGTAAAGGTACTTGGCAACCCGGAGGTTGCAGTCCAGGGTAAGCAAGAGCTCGAGACCCCCACCACAGATGTTCTTGGTGACGGTTCTCCATGACGAGTTGATTTGAAGTAGGCCGGAGTCGTACGACCCATTTTTGTTGAGAGTCCAGGTGATGTTGCCTTGATCATCCCACTTGGCGTTGACTGCCTTGATCCTACACCTAGACTCCCTCCACGCAATGTAGGAGAACTTCTTGGGAGGCAAACCATACTGTTTGAAATAGGGCTCCCATCTGGGGCATCGTCGGTCAGATTCGTTTCCAACGTATTTGTCGTCTGGAATGGTGGTAGTAGCTGTTTCCCCTATTGTTGTCACCGGGGTAGTGGTAGTAGTAGTGGTGGTGGTGGTAATAACCGGTTCGGTAGTGCTTTGTTCTGATTCTGTTGGCTGTGTCACTCCGTAGATCGTTGCAACCACGAGGTTGGTGATCATCAGGGCAAGCACCGCAGGAACTTTAAACACTCTGTCTCCTTTGTTTGGTTAATAAAAATGGCTCGAACAAAGCAAGACGCTGTGTTGAGCCTGTATCTATTTTACCGTACCAAGGGAGTTGAACAACGCAAAATGAACTTTTTTAACTTTGTAGCTTTGCCCTAAACCGGGAACAAAACTGAGATCGTATGGTGTGTCACACGCCTCTTTGTGGGCTTGTGCGCACTTTTTATTGGTAGAACCTTGTCGAAAGCGAACAAATGTTTCTGTTTCAGCCAAATGTTTTATTTTTTGTGGAGATTTAAACGGAATGCGTTCTTTTGGAGTTAGCCCACCCCACATACCCCAGATCTCTTTTTTTCCAGATTCAAGACACTGCTTCCATACCGGACATGACGCGCAAACGGCTCGAGCAATGTCATAGTAGGGTTGTTGATCTTCAACATCCTCGGGTGGAAACCAAAAGTCTCCATTAAGTCTTCGACACTTGGCTTCGAGTACCCAATCAGGAGTTTCCATTTTGTTCCATTTTCTTATGTATTGCCATTGATAGACAACCTAAATACCCGATGGCATCAACAAGTGAATCATGGTGTAGAACGTCTTTTTCTAAATTGGTACGGAGTCGAGCCAACTTTACGCACACCATGAACAAGATGGCTTGTTCTACGGTAAGAGAAATCCCAGTAGTGGCTTCAAAAAGATCTCGTACTTTGGTGTAATCGTTCAACGGATGACTGTAGTCAGCTTGACGTTTTCCATTGATAAGCTTGAACGCTTCAACAACAACTTCTGAGCCATCACTGAAATTTGGGTTCTTGTTGTATTCAAAGATAAAGGCGTTGCCACGAATGTCGTCACCTATTGCCATTGCAAATCCTTATTGTGTTGAACTTGAGAAAAATTACTTGTTGTTACGATGCCATTCACTGAGGGCTTGAAGTAAGGAAGCCATGTGTCCTGACGGATCTTCGATTTCATCTTCCATTGCCCTACAGTAACCATTGGCCGCTTTAATGACCTTTTCTGCGTTGGCAAGTTTGGAAATCAGGGCATTCACGGTTTCTCGGAGTTCACGCTTGTCAGTATGCGCGTACTCCAAAGAAAGCTGTAAATCCCGGATTACTGAGTGTTCATAGGCAATTGCCATGTCCACTGCCATACCGATCTCGCTTTCGATAGTTACTACTATCTAATTTAGCACTATACAGCGAAACTTGTCAAGTAACCTCTCCCAAATCTAAAACGTCGGTGTACAGTCGGTCAGTCTGGCCTCGATCAAAACCCCCATTGGGGAGTTGTTTGCTTGCCTCACCGACATGTGTTCCAAAGATTCGGGAAAGCACTCCAGATGACCCCCTGGCCTCTACTTCTAAGCGCACCATGTCTCGGTTATCGCTAATGTCTTTAAACTTCTCAACTAGGGAAAACACCCTCTCCACCTCGGTAGACAGGTTGGGGTCAAGACCTTGTCCTTCGAGCTCTTCGGCAAAACGAGCGAACAGCACTCGGCTTACTTGCATCTCAAGCATTGCCCGGAGGGCAGACTGTAGTTGGTCTTTAGTACGGATCTCAACAGGTAGTTTAAAACCGCATTCTGAATTTTCTCTGAATATGGGACATCGAGAGCTCAAATAGCAACTATTACACTGCCTCAAAAGATTGGATTCGTACCGAATTGTGGGTGTTTTTTCAATTCCAAGCTGTTCACTTTCCCCTGATTCCATTAAGTTTTCTGCAAGTTGTGGGGTAACGTATTCAACGCCCATAACTGGTAGCAATACTTTGTCTTTTTCGTGCCGCGGTACAGGTATTGATATATCAATACTTGTACCTGTAGAAACCACTTTTGGCGCAGTTGGTGTTTGGTCGATATAGTTACTATTTGTCTCAATTTCTGATAGACCCAAAAACTCGTTTGAGTCGTCTTTCGGGGGGTCATAGTCCCCAAAATTCCTCGACTCCCAAGCCTTCCAAGACATGATTGCCAGACGTGCCACCTCGGCATTATCATCTTCGTCAATGGCCTGAATGTTTATACCTAGACGGATAATGTCCCCTCGGTGCTTCTTTCGGGAAGATTCCTTTTGCTGGGCGGGGTATCGGCGCAAGCCGTGACCATCCCAAACCTGTGTTTCCCCGTAGCGAACCGCGCTAGTCCATGATCCAACAATGGCGGAATCCCACTCGATGTTTTCAAGGGTTTCGGGCTTGGATGACAAAGCCACCAACTTGGCGTTCCATCGAGACATGGCATTTCTGATCCGGGTCACAGTCTTGCCTGTAACGGCTTTGTCGCTTATGGCTACCCGACCATACTTCTGGCATAGCCATGACAAGCGTTCTAGGTCTTCGGGGTCGTTCCAGACTGGAATGTATTTATCATTCATCCACGATCCGTCATAATCCGGTCTGCCAATTACAGCGTGAATGTGGTCAATATGCTCTCGGATAAAGGCATCGTACCGGGCCACATCTTCGTCATTTTCTGACGTATAAACAACGACTTCTCCGCCTTTAAACATTTCTTCAAGGTTGACAGCCTTTTTCTTAGGGATTTGAAAATGGGTCAAATTGATAGCAAATTTGGTGATATTTGAGGCAATCAAAAGGGAGCGAAAAGATGACTTTTCGGCATTAGAAAAATAAATCTTCATTGTGACTCTTTCGATGCTCTATACAGGGATTGCACTTCTATTTCGCGTACTAAATCATCCCACACTGGGCGATCCTTTGTTCTTCCATCGCGCCACTCAGGGCGAACAAACCCCGGCAGACAGGGCATCAAGCAGGGAACGGCATCTTCCATGACCAATTTGACCGTTTTGGGGTTGGTATCGACAAACCAATCAATTTTGCCAAAAACTGCGTTTAAATCCCTAACTCTGTCCCGAACGGCCTCTGGTTCAGTCTTGGGGATGAGATCAATACTGGCGTACTTGAACCCCTCCATTTTTGTCCAATCAATCATTACCTCATTGGTGGTTTTTCCGGCTACCAAAAGGATCATTTTGCCGTGATACTGCTGATACAGCGAGTGCCATAGCCGACGAGTGTCGGGAATGGGCTGACGTGCCCCAAATGATGTTTGTTCGTCCTTTACCGGATACGCAAGCGCATCAAGCGTAAAGATAATCACTTCTGGTCGTAGAGACCCAGCGCTTCTCGCTCCTTACGGGCGTACCATTCGGCAGCCGGGCAGTACATACATAGATATTGACGCTTCTCTTTGGGAACACCAATTTTGCGACCAATGGTTTTTGATTCATCGCACCAATCCAGGCATCCAGTGCTTGGGCGGTTATGCCTATTGAAGCACTGCAACGCGTCAACCTTTAATTCGTCACGGAAATCTCGAATGTACAAGTCATGTGCCTTTAATTCATTCTTGATCGCCGTTTCAGCGTCGAGTTTGCTGGCAGTTTCTTTATCGGTACGGAAGATCAACGCCCGCCAATTTTCGTGGTCGGGGTTCTTTGCCTTATGACGTTCCAAAATGTCAATGAGCTCCATGTCGTACTCAGGAGCACCGTCATAGGGGCGCATTTTGTACATGACAGCGCCAGTCTTTTTGCCGTTTGGCTCTTCACGCCACGTTACCAAAAGACGATGCGCTTGTTCTTTCAACTCCATCATGTTGTGCTCCTAATAACTATTCAGTTGTACTTATTTATAGTTTTCTTCGTCTTCTTCCGAAACAGACGCGGCAATGTCAGCCGGATCTCCGCCAAGATATTCGCTAAGTTCGTCAAGATACGGCTGTTGCTCTTTAGCAATACGACCCATTGCCTCAGAGTCCATAATGTCGACAGGAGTTTGGTTCAACTCCACGCCGTGCGTAGCCAGAATAAAAGTCAGGCGTGAACGATCAACCTTTCGGTTTTCGTTATGACGTTCGTCATTACCTCGTGCCATAACCTATTCGATGCGCTTAATTCCCGGCGTTGCGTCGAGTGAGTCAGCAATTTTTTGCACTAGGTACGTACTTGGGTCTTCATCGTACTCCGCTTGTTGCGAAGCGCTCCTCGCTCCAGTAAGCCCCAGCGCTAAACCTTTGCCTATTGCCGTGCCGAAATTGGGAGTATCGGACTTACCCATAGAAATGATTGGACGACGAATACGTCGTGCAGGATTGTGTCGTTCATCGTTACCTCGTGCCATGTTGACCTCAGTGTAGGTAGGGCTCGGCAACTTCCGCAAGCGGGTTGCGATCAGTAAAGCCGTGCATTGTTGGGTATGTGCCTTGCTCAAGAACAGTCATGCGCTTCTTGACGAAGGCCTGTTCCACGTCACCACCTCGACTTGGGGTAAGGCTCTTATACGCCCCATCGAGAGCGCCTTGACGCATATCTTTGTTCATTGAACGTGAATTATTGATTGCCATATCTCTATTTTACCACCTATCAGGGAAAGTTAATGCTTTTTACGTTAGTAACATCTCCGCTTTGTTGAACAGGAAAACTCATATTTGATGTTTGGGTTGCGGGGCTTTGTCCCGGATTTTGGGCAGGAGCTTTACCCTTTGGTGTTCGTGGAGTACGCGTCTTTGGCGTAGCCCCGGACTGCTTGGCAGCAGCCCTGCGAGCACGAGCTTGTTCGTTTCTTTTTGCCTTCTGCTCATCAGTAGCAGGCTTTCGAGTGCGAGCAGGCTTGGCTGGTGTTGCCCCAGGGGTTGCTGCTGGGCTACTAGCAAGGTTTTGGTTGTTTGTGGAGAATGGGTTCCCACCTGTGATATCGCCTTCATTGTTTCCGGCAATTGTTACACCTTGGACTGCTCCGGCATTTTCGTATGCACCATGACCTTTTTGATCTGAAAAATTGATGTTGTACGTGTTTCCACTGCCACTGCTACCATCTCCACCGCCTCCACCGCCTCCACCGCCGCCTCTACGACGACCACCACCGAAGCGGCCTCCTTCGCCATAAACAACATTATGAAGGGGGTTGAGGGGACTCCAAACACTTTGCATTTGTTGGCCTATAAATCCGGCCTGGGGCTGTTGACGTGGGTCTCCGTCAAAGTTCTTTGCTACACCAGCGGCAGGGGCTTTAAAAGGTTGCGCGGTAGGGCCCTGCTCCATATCCCTGGGATTACGACCAGTAACGTTATAAATCGGCTGAGTGTTTACAGATCCAAAACGATTTGCGGTCATACTTAATTATACCCATAGGCTTTGCATTGAGTATCTGCCCGAACCACTGAATTGATCGTCGGTCATTTGTGCCCTCTGGAGCATTACTGGTGCACCGGACACCCATGACCTATAAGTAGGGGCATACCTATCCACTGACAATATGTCAAGCACCCCCAGTTCGTTCTTGACAAAGCCTCGAGTCTGGGGCATCAATTGCTGGGGAACAACAGGGCGGGTTTGTCGGATGGTATCTAAATCGGAAATGGCTGATTGTAGGGCGATATCTACCAGCATCTCTTCACGTGATTGCCACGGACGACGAGATCGGTAGTTATCGACAGCCATTACTTTTTCTTAGCTTTCTTAGTTTTCTTTGATTTTTCTGCGGGAACGCAATTAGGAACTAATTTACCGTTCTTCTTCTTCATGCCTTTTTGCACGTAGCCATCCCAGCAAGGACCTTGTTTAGCCATTACTTTTTCTTCTTTGCTACTGCCATGTTGTCTACGAGGTTGGGGTAAGGGCGGCCTGCTTTTTTAGCGCGAGCCTTGGCCTCAGCCTTTTCAGACGGGTCAAGCTTCTCTGACTTTTTCTTGGGATTCTTTTTATCCCATACTTTTTTCTTTGACATTTAACAGTCCCACTTTCTCAATGATTTGTTAATACGGCTATCTGGATCACGTGCGGTTTTAGACGACGTGTTTTTCTTTTTCATGCCCTCCATTCGAGCACAAAAAGACTTTCGGCGCTTTGCCTTTGACTTTGATTTGGAAGCTTCTTCACGTGACACGGGCGGCTTGAGGTTGTGCCCCTCTTTTTTAGCAGACGCACGTCCTTTAGCGTTCAAGCCACCTTCGGGATTTTTACCCTCTTTACGTTGCCACGCTGCTGTTTTAGCCATTGTTTTTGGTAGTGCGTCGACCACCACGTGTGGCATTCTTGGCTCGAGGATGGTTAGCAGCAGCACCGCTGTTACTTATTACCCCACCTTTGCCACCACCGGCTGCACGACCACTATTGGTGATCGTCGAAGGCAAACCACCGCCTGCACCTCCACCGCCACCATAATTTATTGTCTGGTTGTTGGTAGAAAACGGACTGCCACCGGTTATATCGCCACTGTTATTTCCGCCAATGTTTACACCTTGGACTGCCCCAACATTGTTAAATGCTGAATGTCCGCCCTGGAAAGCACCAGAACGACCACTTGCTGGGGCACCACCGCCACCCGCTGGAGCACCACCGTCTGATGGAGAGGTTGGAGCGTCTTCGAGGCCTTTTCCTCGAAGCCTTCCTTTACCACCGCCTGCCGGAGGAGTCGGAGGGACTGCACCACCACCTGAACCAGATGGTGGAGTCGGAGGAGACGGAGGAGCGTCTGCCGCTGCTTGTGCCTCTCCTCTCTTTCGTATGTCTACTTCAGATCCACCAAGCCACTTGCCAACTTTAGCAAGTGTTCCTCGAAGCCTTCCACCCTTTTTGGAAGAATCCTCAGTTGGGGCTGAGGGGTTAACAGGTGTAACTTCTGGACCCTTGGCTGGAGATTTACTAGGCTCGCTAACGAGTCCTGTATCTTTATCCCACTCGTCTGTACGCATCATTTCCATGCCGCCTCGACTTGCACGTTCGGCTGAAGCTTTACGCTCTTCGTCCCAATAGCCACCATCACCCTTTTTCTTTGCGCCAAAGTTCTTGGGCTTACCAGTACCGCCCTTTTTGGTGTCTTCAGGAGCTTCTCCGTATGACATACCGCCACCTGCGGCCTTTGCATCGTCCCAGATGGTGCTCTTTTCTTTCTTTGCGCCAAAGTTACGAGGACCAGTTGATGGGGAGTCTTCTTTCTTTGCTGGAGCATCTTCTTTCTTTGCCATTGATTCGGATGCCTTATTAACGGCAGCATCCACTGCTGGAGTGGTCTTCTTCGGACGACCACGCGGCCTCTTTTCCTTGGAGGCAGCGGGCTGCTTCTCGGCGGCGGGCTGCTTCTCAGCAGCGGGCTTCTTTTTCTTGGAGTCAGTTTTCTTTTCTTCCTTGGCCTCTGGTGCGTTTGCAGGCGTATCTGGAGTCTTCATTTCAGAAGATTTATCTTTCTTTTTTGCCACAGTGGGATCCTTTCGCTCACTTGCTTTTCGCTCTTTAACTTCTGTATCTTCTAGGTTGTATGACTCCTCTGTTTTTGGATCAAGAAGCCGCTTCAATTCTTTTTGACTATTTGCAACATTCTTCGCCAAAAAGTCTTGATGCTTTTTTAATTTGTCGCCAGTTAAACCTGGTTCATATCTTGTACCACCTGGGCTTACCATGCTACGTACTTGTCCGCCCTCGCCCGTACCAAACACCTTGCCGGGATCGGCAATAATACGTTCATGCATACGAATATGCCGCTTCAAACGCGAGTTTTTAACCTTGTCAGCAGCAGATGCTTTCTTTTTCTCAGCCATAGATCCTCCAGAATATCATTAAAAGAGCTCTAATTGCTCTGCTCCCCAGTCACCGCCAAATTGGTTCTTGGATAAGGGTTTTGATGGGGCTTTTGGCTTTTCAACTTTTGTTGGGCTGGGCTTTGGCTTCTTTTTTGACTTAGGGGCATTCTGTTCTTCTACGTTGCGTCGTAGGGCTTCGTGGTTTGGAACGTGGTTAGTTACGTATTCTTCAATAGTAGTTTTAGGCTGACCTGCTCGAACCCTGTCATATTGGTGTTGTATAAATCCTCGATATTCAGGGTAATAATGACCAGTTTCCCAGTCCTTAGCTGGTAATGCCCCCACGCCTTTAGTAAGCCACTTTCCAGTAATTACATGGTGGGAGTTATCATCCCAGGAAAGGGTGTCCATTGGGTTGTGATCAGCATCATCTCTTGACCTTATTTTACGTTTAACACCCTTTTTGGGAAGTTGATCTTTTGTCATAAAATCTAGTTCGTCATACCCAAATCTTGCTACTTCGTCAGTGTACGACCCGCTGAAAACTCTTTTGGGGTAATAATCTTTTCCTGATAGATGTCCACCAGTTTTTTCTCTGTAGTAGTGGTTGTAATAATTGTCGGTTGCTGCCTCTTTTATGTCAAAAGCATCCGGTAACCTCAACCCAGACATATACTCATTTGCTTCTTTTTCAAGACTAGGAATGTGTCTCATGTTGTCATCAAGACTTGTTCCTTCGTAAAAATGCGGGGTCATATCCCAAGGTTCTCCGGGATTGGGATTTGCATAATGGCTGCGACTCCACCAACTCGCATCTTCATCTTCAAAGTTTTGAGAATCTTTTATATCTTGTTTGTATCCTTTGACGTGCATTAAATTATTAGCTGCACTAGTCATTGCTGTGTGGCTAACCGGGTACAAATACTCAGGCGCAACATCAAAACGCTTTAAGGAGTTGCTTGTGCCTTTACGGGCCATACTTATCTCCAGGTTGGGCGCAGAGTCTGCAATTGCGCCCTTCGCTCAGCATTGACTTCGACAGTTACTTCTTGATCGGTGGTCCTGGGCAAACCTTTAGGGCCGACTTTGCCATCGTTCGTTAGGCGTACAGGCTCAGCTCCCGGAGGTGCAAACTTTATACCAGCCTGTTGGTACTGAAGACCAGTGTAAAGATTGAACTCTTGAGGCCAGAGGTAATCACCTTGGTTGATGCGTTCACCTTTGTGAACACCACGAGAGTACTGTCGAGCATTCATTCGGCTCAACGTGCCAAGGATCTTGTCCTGTCGTCGGTTGGCCGACATTGTCCCTAAGTATCCGTCTGGATACGTAGTGTCTTGCAGGGTTCGATACCCTGCTAGTTGGTAGTCCTTTGCGCTGCGAAAAACAGGTGCGGGGCCAAGAAGAGGTTGCGACCCAGCGTCGGGTGGCATGCTGGGGTTATTCCAGTTAGCAAATGCTTGCGTCTGCTGGCTCATTTCTTACCTCTACCCTTTGGCGTTCTTTTACGTACATACAAGTATCCACCATCTCCGTCATCAATGTATGGAACTGCACCAGCTACGTCTACGCGTTCTACTAAATTTAAAGCCTTTTTTCTACTTATAGGCTTGTGCCAATTATCTGCTGAAAGAGCGTATCTGGCAGCGTCTTCGGGCTTGTGTGTGACCCATATGGCCTCATGATTTCTAAACTGTCGCAAAAACCCTTTTGGGATATCGTTACCACGTTCCCGTTCGGTTTTTACTATATCCTTAAGATTTCCCCATTGGGGAGAATTTAACATATCACTAGCTCTGTAACCAAACTTCTGTGGTTTTACAACAGGAAGAATTGGTTTTTTACCAGTCATCCCCTACCGCCCATGGATGTCATAAAACCGCCACCGGCTCCGGCAGCGGATGAAATAGGCCTGGGCTTGGCTTTCTTTTTGGTGGTTTTCTTTTTCTTAGGCATACCAATCGTCATCTTTGTTGGGCCACTTGTCTTTGTTTTTATCTTCGGGGTAACCATCCGGGAAACCATCTTTTTGAATTCGGGGCTTTTTGGGCGGCTTTTTACCGCTACCACCAGCATCGGTTTTTTTTACTTTTTTTGGATACCTAGTTTCTTTATAATCTTTTGGTAGTTGGTATTTATCATAATTCTCATTTTGGTTACGCAATGGTTCGTCTTGATAAAGACTTTCGTCTTGACCAATCACACCCATCTTTTTGCCGATGTGGTCCATGGTGCGCATGGCATACGACGTAAATCGGCCAGCGGTTCCCGGGCGTTTCATGCCTAACTTTGGAAGATCAACCTGGCTTTGGTAATGCGCCTCTAGTGGATGAATATCCCTAACCTTGTAATCAGGTGATTCGCTATGGGCAGCATCTCGAGCTGCGGAAGCTTTGCGACCACGATACTCATTGATATCGGTGATCGAACCTTTGGGCTGGTCGTGCTTTCGAATAAAACCCATATTAAAACTTAGATCCTAATGTCTTTGTGGTATTCACCCTGTTTCATTTTTTCTTCGTGAGCTTGCTTTTCTTCGTGAGCCTTGGCTGCTTCAGCACGTGGCTTCCTACCATACGTCTTTTTGTCGTACTTCTCGACACCCTTGAACCCGCCCTTAGCGTACGCTTCGGCAACTCCACCCTTGGCAACCGACTCAATACGACCATCCTTTTTTTCTCTAAAGGTGTTCTGGCCAAAAGTGTCAAGCCTACGTTCTTCGTCTGCGCGGGCACGGTCATAAACACGACCACGCCTTTGTGATTCGTCACGATTCTTGGGTTTGTTAATTTCCTTCATCGCCTTGTCTTTACGGCGCTGTTCTTTCTTAGACAACGGAACAGCTGGAGCAGTGGACTCACTATCGATTTGAACTTTGTAGCCAACACTGCCATCTGGCTTGGCATACCTTTTTGTATCCCCACGCATTACTGACTGGTGCACATCATCTATGTTGCGTACGGGCGGGGGTTTGGTCACGCCATGCGGATCGTCGTAGCGCCCACCATGATGACCTTTGTGTCGAAACAACGGCATGACTACCTCACTACAGGTTTAAAGGAGATTGCCGAAATGCTCTCTCCGTTCTCTCCAATAATATCATCAAAGCCAATAATGTAGGTCAGATCAATACCACGGGGGGCAACAAAACCACGTGCAATAGCAGCAGATTTTGCTGCTTGGTTAACCGCACTGGCTCCAATTGCTCGCATCTTGGGAAAATGTCCAGCAACGACAGATCTAGCCAAAATTGAGCCTACACTTTGAGGATTACTACTTCCCGAAACTTTAAGGACATCGTCAATCTTTGTAACCTGTTCTTCAGCCATATTGTCTCCTAACAATGAACCTAAAACAAGTTTAGCAGAACCCCAAATCTTTTAAAATAGCAACAATGTCGGACAAGCGCATGACCGCGTAGGAGTCACCAAGTGATTTTTCTCCCTTGCCGGGGCGTTTAACCACCAAAATGGGCAGGGCAGCTTGGCGAAAAGCAGTTTCAGAAAGGGGGGCATTGTCTAGTCGGACAGCCTGATCCACGGTGTCGTTAAGCCACTCACTTAACTTAAACGTTTTTTGATTCTTGCATTGAATACAAGCTTTTCGGACAATAGTAACACCAGAATTGTGTCTGGTCTGCTCTATGCCGTGAATGTCTCCTTTATCTTGCCCGCCTTCCAACGCTGTGCGGTGGGCTTTCTCAAAGCCATTGGCGTTAAGATATTCACGTATGGCAGTCTCAAACGACGTGCCTTTGGCTTTATGTTTATTACCCATCGATCTTTTCCCACTCAGCTTGACTAAACCCACGAATACGACCATCGGTTTCGATGTACACCCAGGTCGGTGCATCTGGGTCACAACCGCAACCCGTTATTTGACGGGGGTTGTGCTCAACTATCGTTCCGCACTTTAGACACCTAACTTTGATCATGGTATGTATTTATACAGTTTCTTTTCGTGCGGAACAATACTAATACGACGACTCAGTTCCCTTGACAGGAGATGAGAGCCACGTTCACATCGATCAAATACTGTATCAACAAGTTTTCGGTACGCACGGGCTTTTGTATAGGCGTTTTGGGCGCTCACTACAGTTTCTGACACACTGCTTTTCGCCTTAGCAATAGTGACTAACTCACCTTTGATTTTGGTATCCCACTGATTAATCAACGTAGTGGCTTTGGCAAAATCTAGATCGTTGGAAAAGCTCTCTTCTGCAATCTCGGCAAGAACTAACTGTGACTTTGCGTAGTTAAGCCAAGCCGTGTATTGGGCGTAATACTTCATTAACTCCGAATCGGTCAAATCATCAAGGTTAAATGGAATATCTGGAATTTCATTGCCGGGTTTAGTCGGCAACGAAAAATGTTGATGAAAATTTCCGTACTCTTCTTCAAGGGTTTCAATTGACATGACACTCACGCTTTCCAGCACCTTTCTTTGTAGTGACAGTTTTTGCAGGTTGTGTGGGTTTGTTCTTCAGCCCAGGCTGGCCGCTCTGGCGGGATACCATCCTCCAAAGCATCCATTACCTTGGAACAATTGTCAAGTATGGGTTTAATGAGTTCCGGCATGAACTCAATAGAAAACTCTTTGACTTCTTGGGAAGCCTTCCACTCATAGATAAAAATTAATTTATGAATGCCGGTAACGTGCATGTACAACATGCCTTGGCGAATATGTGTGGCAAACGGTTGACGTAGTGACTTCCACACACCATCGTAGGTAAGTGTTCCATCCGCGTATTGTTTATGAATATCTGGGGCCTCCATACGTATCGTTCCCATACCCACTGATTTGATTTCAATGAGTGCCCTTTTTTTACCGCTAGTAAAAATGCCATCGGCGTGTCCAAGGATCATGTACTTGTCGTCTTTAAGTGGAATTTCTCGATAGTAAATTTTGTGACTGGAGCACTTTGGACATGTCTTTGGAGAAATATCCCACCATTCATGTTGGCAGTCTTGACAACCCCATTGCCCTTCCAACACTCCTGCTTCCCACATCCATTTTTGCCACTTGCTATGGATGGCGTGACCTTCAGCAAAGATATTTAAACGCTGATAGGACATGGGTTTTGTTGGGGGCTTTTCCTCAGATGAGATGGTGTACCAGGATGCTCGTGGACACCAATCTTTTTTGGACAACTCACTTGGATGTAGATGCATAAAATCTCGTTTGGCATCTCGAACTTCTTGATTACGCAGCATCTGAACTGCTACGACAGGGAGAACATCCCCCGACATTGTCAACAACTTTTTGTAGGACTCACTGTTACTCACTGATCATCTCCAGAAAATCGTCTTCGGCAAGAACAACGTACCTGCGCCCACCGCAATCAAACTGTAGTACAGGGGTGCGATCCTCTAAAATTGCACGTTCTCGAAGTTCAACTAAATCCATAGATTTTAAGGTTATCCCCTTGATGTTGGCGGTCAACTTGTTCTCAATCAAAAAGTTATGGCTACGTACATCGTTCTTGCGCATCCAACCAGCACCTGACCGGGCGTTGCGGGACCCCTTATAGGTGTCAGCCGTTCTAACCTCCTGCTTCTTTGACTTCTTCAGGAGTTTTCTGGTCTTATCTGGGTCTCGTCCTAAAATCATCGCTTAATGCCAAAGTGCTTTTCAACGTCTACTTTAAGTTTTTTTTGCATTGTCACATCCTCACGGAAAGCGGCAATCATCTTGTCTTTACCCTGCCAACGTTCTTTTCCATATGAGTAGTAAGCACCAGAACGAGTGATGATTTCTACAACTGTGGCAATGTTAATCATGTCCTTTACTACATCAAATGACCCAAGGGAAAAACCATGGTGCTCCGTAAAATAGAAATCAACAACAGCAACCTGTGATGGTCGATAGGTCTTGTTCTTCAGGGTTCTGGCTTTGATGCTCTGGCCCACAATTTCATCTTTTTCTTTTATCCACTCATCACGCTTTACCTCAACACGCGTAAAGTAATGGAAGTTCTTTGCTTTACCGCCGGGGGTGGTGCGTGGATCTCCCCATAGCACACCGATCTTGTCACGCCACTGATTGATCATAATGCCAACACAGGAACGTTCTTTGTGAATCATGGAACGCTTTTGGGCCTCAGATGCCTTTCTAAAAAACTTAGATGTAACTCGAGCACCAAGACCAACGGTAAACTCATCCATCGACTTTTCAGACTCGGTGGATGGAACAAGAGCCGGAAGAGAGTCAATAACGACACAGTCAGCGGCTCGATTGGCCATAACTTCCAACACAAGGTTATAGGCATGTTCCATCAAATTGGTTTCAACTATCCATAACCTAGACAAGTCAACACCGATGGCTAGGGCGTAGCTTGGAACAAACTCTTCAGCGGCAACCCATACAGCAGTCCACTCAGGGTCAAGTTGTTGATTGGCGGCAATAGTGCGAAGGGCAATAGCTGTCTTTCCAGACGACTCATCTCCAACAATTTCGCTCCACTGATTGGTGGGCCACCCTCCACCAAGCATGAGGTCATACGCCAAGATTCCGGTGGTGATGCGCGGCAAGGCCGGTTGCATATCACTGCCAAGGATGACGCAAGATTCTCCTAAGTTCTTGTTAACTCCGGCAACGATGTCCTTAAGACTTGCCCACTGTTGTTGATCCATTTGTGCTCCTTATACTGCCCATGATGACTGATCCGCTTGTCTGTAAAGCCCATTCCACCCGCACTCAAAACACCGCGGGGCTGGTGGGTTTGTAGATAACCCACTGTTTGAGCGACTAAATACATTCTTACTTCCACAATTAGGACAAGTCAAGTTGCCATCTCGTCGGTGGGCTTCCCCACCTTTCCATGTTCTAATTGCCGTGCCCATCGTAGTCTGTCCTGTTGGATCCTGCTGTACGACGGTGGTGCGTGACGGTGTAGTCGTTTGCTGAGTGAACACAGGCAATACCGGCCTATGCGTTGTGGGCGGTAACGAAGCTTTAGTCGACTCGGTATCGCCATTTAATTTCTTTTCCCACCAGGAACTCATTCCACCACCACTTCTCCTAATAATGCAATCTTTTCGTTCATAAGCAACTTTTGAACCAGGGCAACGCCGTAGGCAAGGATAATTGTTTTGGTCTGCTCAACCAGTGCCTCAGTTTGTGGCATATCGTCGTCGGAGTCGATCATGCCTTTGGTCAGCACTTCAGAAAACCATTCTACCGATTCAACAACTTCGTTAAAGACCCCAAGTTCATACAGCATTTCCCATTGATTAGAAATCCACTCTTGTTCTTTTTCTTTAACATCGTCTGATGTGCCGGTAAAACCATGTTTATATGCAATGTCCTGACCAAGGTACAAGGAGAGCATGAGATAAAAATTTCTCTTATCAATGATGTGCTTCATTTGCCTTTAGCCTCCGACCAGCTACGTGCCGTGTGACACGATACTTTAAGTGACACACCCATAATAGATCGGTTATGACCCATGGCGTTTATAAAAAGTTCTTGAACGTCTTCATCTTCAGGAGAAACTGCTATAAGTTCGTCGTGAACCTGCACAACAAGTTTTGATTTTGTGTTCTTAAATACAGAAAACACCTCAATCATTGCGTCTTTGCATATATCTGCGGCAGATCCTTGAATAACCGCGTTAACTGCTTGGCGTTCTGCCCTCGAAACCTTCTCTTGATCTGACGACGTAATATCAATAAGCCTTCTACGGCGACCACTCAAGGTGGTTACATATCCTTTCTTTTGGGCTACGGCAATTACTTTGTTCTTCCACTGAGTAAGCCCTTTAAAACTTTTCCTATATGCAGCCATGATATTTTGGGCATGCTCATCACTAATACCTGTGGTCCTAGCAAGTTTGGCATACCCACCGCCGTAGGCGGTAAGGAAATTGACTCCTTTACCTATCTGTCGTTCTTCTGAGGTTACTTGTTCTAGTGGTTTTTTAAATACGGCTGCGGCGGTGGCGGTGTGAATGTCTATGCCTTCGTTAAAAATACGAAGTAGTTCTTTGTCTTGACTAAACATGGCCATGACTCGCAGTTCAATTTGGTCATAGTCGGCAACTAACATCCTGTACCCTTCCGGTGGTACAAAGAGTTTTCTTACTGTTGACTCTCTCGGAATGTTCTGAAGGTTGGGGTCTGAAGATGACAATCGACCTGTTGCAGTCCTGTGCAAATGAAATGATGGGTGAAGTTTTCCCTTATTTAGTTTTGGAATAAGACCCTCAACGTAAGTGGACTTAAGTTTTTGTAACTCTTGCCACTCAAGTAAGAGAGGGACAATAGGGTGCTTACCCCGAAGTTTTTCCAAAGACTCACTATCCACAGATGGTGCGTTATTTGGTGTTTTCTTAGGTGGCTTGAGACCAAGACCACCCTGTCTCTTTTTGTTAAAAAGAAACTGTTGTTTTTCCTTATTTGAGTCTGGGTTAAACCCAGGGTAAGCGATTTCTGAAATAGCCAACAACGTGTCTTTAAGTTTGCTGTCAAGTTCCTTACGCAAGGACTTGAGTGAATGGTGATCAACGGAAATGCCCTCTTCTTCCATATGCATAATCACATACAACAACTCCATGTCCTTTTCTAGGACTGGAATAAGGGGGCAGTCAATCTTAATTTTGGCAATAAGTTTTTTATAGGTAAGCCATGCCCACCGTGCATCTAAATGAACATACCGGGCTGCCACGTCGAAGGGAACACTGTCAATGTTTTTACCGATCTTTCCCTCGCGGTAGGCGTTGTGGTTGGCAAAGTTATGTTGAATAAGGCTGACAAGTGAGAAACTACTAATGTTTTCGTCACAAATGTGCTGTAGCACCATTGTGTCGCAATAAGGTTTTGACGGTAAAGAACCGTAGTACTTTTGAATAGATCGTGCGTCAAACTTGACGTTGTGGTTGATCTTTAAACACTCACTAAAAAACAATGGCCGTAGGTATTCAAATACTTCAAAACGGTCAAGTTGTTGAGGTGCTGGTTCAAACGTGGCAGGGATTACGTACTTGGCTTTAGCAAGAGACTCAGTTCCATCTTTCAAAACCTTGCGATGCCCGGGCGGTGGAATAGTGGAACCGTCGCCTCGTTCTTCTGGAGCAATTAGTTTTCCTACCTTGTGACCCATAGGAATTGCCCACGACTGTTCAGCAGTTGCAAGACCAATCCAAAAGACTTCATTGCGTTTTGGATCAAGTGCCAACTGAGATAAATATCGCTGGTGTATGACTTCTGTAGAACGTGCAACAATGTCGGCACTGGGGTTCTTAAGCGTTTTGATGTGATCGGAACATTCTTTTTCAAAATGCTCCATTACATCAGGATGACGCTCAAGAACCCCACGTGACTCGATATCAAATGAGAATGCCCCAACTTTTTGTATTTCAGAAACAATCTCGTTGATTTCGGAAACGGTATGAACCGTTAGGGCCATGAATTATTCCGCTTGAACTATCTCTGACGCAATTTCCAAGAGATCGGTGTGCGACGGAACCTGAATGATGTCGGATGAGTACGCCTTGTTGCGCAAAACCGACATGTTGTCATCGGTCAACCCTTCAAGGTTGAACTCTTCAAGGTCACGCTCACGAACGAGCTGCAAAAGGGTCTGTGTCTGAGCGCCCTTACCGGTGCGTGAGATTGCCCAGTAGTGCTTGGACAGCGGTCCCTGTCGGGGGTCGTTGTGGTAATTGCGGAGCTGGTCAATGAGGCGAACGCCGACTTCCAATGAGCGGATTTCGGGTTCCTCATTGCTGGCCAACAGCGCCACGTTGAATGCGAACTTGCTGGAGGCACGGAGACCGGCTTTGCACAATGGGCATCCATCGGGGTGGTTGCTGAGGCAGATGAATGACTTCTGGCCTTCGCGCTCGACCCAGTGTGTGCGGAACGATGCGTATGGCTCATCCTCAATGAACTTGATGATTTGAACATCTTCGGTGACCTTGAGGCGCTGTGCGTAAGGCGTGGTTGCCTCTTGCACTTTTTGTGCGGCTCCCCATCCACGTCGGATGATTGCCACTGCTGATGCGGTGGAGGGTTGGGCAGTTTCGACCCGAGCCTTCTTTGTCATCGTGGTGGTTGCTGCTTCGGTGATTTGTTCCATGTTGACGGTGTCGTCAATCTCGAACTCTTCATTGTATTTGTTTGGCATGACGTTTGTCCTTTGTTACTTTGTCCAATGTTGCTTGATGTATTTCTTGAATTCATTCCAGTTAGCTGACCTCTGCCTTGGTTCATCACCAATGAATTTGTCAACTGCTTGGATGATCAACTCTACCTGCGCCCGAGTGTAAAGACGACGACCCTGGGTCTTTTTTCCAGGAATTTGTTCTCCTTTCGGCATCGGGCTCCTGTATGTTGCGGGAGGAATTCGCCCCCGGCTTTCCCACGCCCGCACGGTAACTGGTCGTCGGCCCAAAAGCTTTGCCAGTTGCCCTACGGTGTAGAACTCTATACGCACACCGTTCATGGTGTAAAACGTTGGTTTTACGTTAGCAGAGGGGTCTCCCAGAGTTTCGTACTCTTTTCTATTCTTTGGCTTTTTGGAACCGGGATAGTTGGGAAGATCCCCAAAAATGTTATCTATACTTTCAGTGCCCAAGACTCTTTCTCCATGTAAAAGGATTTAACCTGTTCCTGCAATTCGGGATTTTGCCACGCTAACCCAAGGATCTTATCCTCGTTTAGTACTTCGACTACTTCTTTTACTACATCCCAATGACCGTTTTGTTTTGCCCATGCTTCAGCGGCAGCGGAATTAAATACTTTACTAACGCGGCGCTCGCGTTTGATCTCAACGTCATCAAGAGTCAACCATAGGTGGCCGTTACTATCAGGGGACCCATTGGCAACAAGAGCGTCTGTCAGTTTGGTCTTCATCTCAGCGTTGCGCTTTTCAAGAGCGTCAATCATCTCTTTGGCTTTCTTGTACTCACGTACAAGGCCCTTGATGTAGTCGTTATCTACTTCTGCCATTTTATACCTCGCTTGTTTTGAGAAAATCGCTGAGTGTTCCAAGTGTTAATTGATAACTGTTGTTGTAATCATATCCACCGTCAATGAACGCTTTGTTGATGTTGCGCTTCTCTTGAAGCATTTCATACTGACGCTCTTCGACGCTTCCTTCCATGACCAACGCCACGATATTAACGTGGGTGTGTTCGGATGACAACCTGATGATTCGAGATTCCCGCTGATCTAGTTTACCGGCGCTCCATGGCAGGTCATAGGAAATTAGGTAGTTAGCAATGGGCAAATCCAACCCATAGCCACCGGCATCTGAGGATAGGAACAAACGTACAGACTCGTCATTGGTGAACAATTGTTTTGCTGTATCTCGTTGGGCGTTATTCATTGTTCCGTCAAAAATAACGCTTTTAGTTAAATGTGCTGTTGCTTTTTGAATAAGTTTCAAGTTGTAGGTATAAAACGAAAACAATACAACTTTGTTCTTTGAATCTTCAGCAAGAACAGTTTCAAGGTATTCAATAAGCACCTCGAGTTTAGGTGATTTCATTCGTGTAGCAATTACACCGCGACTAACGAGCTCATAAGCATATTCGCTACCTTGATTGTTAGTGGTTCCGTACAGGTGGGCTGACAACTGAACTAAATCTGGGTTGTCGCAAAACATACGTAGCGCGGTAATTTGTGACATGATTCGTCCCTGATCAGTTTTGTCTTGTCGACCAAAATAGTGAGTCCATAGGTCAAAGCCACGCCCAAATGATGTAATGGCTTTTTGAATGGAGTTAAGTAGTTCCTTGGCAATAATTCTGTATGCCTTTGCCCCGTCTTTATCAAAAGGAACTGGGATGACTGAATGAATGATCTTGGGCAACTGATCTGCAATGTCTTCACGTCGTTTACGAATCATTGTCGTCTTTAACGTTTCACTCAATACGTCAAGATTTCTGTAACGCAATGGCTTACCAAACATTTTGTCTCTAACAATAAATGTCCGGTCAAATGTTTTAAAATCACCTAATAGTTTTGGATCAACAAATTGCATAATGGAAAACAATTCCTCTGGACGATTTTCAATGGGTTGGCCAGTAAGGGCGAACCGATAGTGGTAGGTCTTGCCAATCTTTTTTAGAATACGCGAACGTTGGGACCTGGGGGTTTTAATCATTGTCGCTTCGTCAATAACCATTGCGTCAAAGCGGTGTTCTGAATAATACGAAAGATCTCGTTTTAAAGACTCTGGGTTGACAATGACATATCGAGACCCAATTGATTTACGCCATTGGTCAATACGTGCTGACTGAGCCCCATCAATAACGGTTGAATGGGCATCTGTAAATTTTTGTATTTCTCGTTGCCATTGATACTTGAGTGCTGCCGGGACAACAATGAGAGCTTTTTGTATCTCTTTGCCCTCATGTAGGTGTTCTAGGGCTGCCAGCGTTGTAACCGTCTTACCAGCACCCATGACGAGGGCAAGAAGCATTTGCCCACGTTCGACCATCGCGTCGACAGCCTCTTGTTGGAATGGGTAAAGTTTTCCGTTAAACACTGGGGATCCACCATGGTAGTACTGACGCACCGGTAACTGCTTCGTAGATCTCAGAGTCCGTCATGTCACCAAGATCCTTAACAGACGTATGACGATACCTTAACCATGTAACAGGGTTTTTAAAGGATGGGAGAGAAAGCTTTAATTTCTTTGCCGCGTTAATGCCAGCTTCGTCATTGTCTAGGGCCACAACTAACTTGTTTACATATAGTGAAAGCAGGGCAATTTGGCTTTTGCTGATATGTGCGCCAAAGGATGCAAGACCACAGACCCCATCCATAACTGTGCTTAGCCTGACCACATCAAGAGGGGACTCAACCAACACACAAGTACCTGAGTTGATGGAGTCAAGACCAAACAGAGTTTTTGATTTAGAAACGCCGGTGGGATAGTTAAGGACTCGAGACTTTGATTTAGATTGCCAACCCATTAATTCTCCTGTGGGTGCAACAATTGGAATGATCCATGACTGTGTTGATGTGTCCCACCGGATACCGTAACGACGCACTGCTTCCCTATCAAGGTTCTTTTCCTGTAGTCGAGCATCTGATGGTACGGAAAACTTGCTAAACGTAAACCAATCAATGGGTACAGCTTTCTCTTCTACCTTTGGAGTTGATATCCGATTAAGACTGTTAGTAATCAAAAACTTATGAATCGCAACGATGGAGTCTGTTTCCCCGGTGATTTCAGAAACAAGTTGTGAAAGAGTTCCCCGTGCTCCACATGAGTAACAAATCCACAAGCCGGTATTGCCGTTCATCGACCACGACGGAGACTTATCCTCCTTGCCAGTGCGCTTAAAGTGGACTGGGCATCGAGCAGATATTTCTTTTTCTCCTGCCCTAATAACGTCAACGCCTAATCGACGCAGAACGTCAGCAAGATCAGTAGTACCAGTTGTCGGTGTCATTGTCATCATCGGTATCGTCTCCTACTTCGGTGAAATTCATATTTGCCCAATCCCAGTTAATCTTGATTTCCCCAAGAGGAGCCGAGCGAGCAAGTACTACGCGAATAATGGCTTGATCTTCAATATCTGGGTCGGCTTCAACACCAAGCACTAGGTCTGAGTCTTGGGCAAACGAAGACGTGTAACCGATTGCATCAGACGTAATCTTTCTAGATTTTCTGTTATTTAGTTTCCATGACAGAACCTGGGTGGTTCCGACAATGGGGATGTCTTCATTCTGTGCCACACGCTTTAATGCACGAGTGATGTTGGTCAGGGCTTGTGGAGAACCCTTTGGCTCTCCGTTTTCGTCATCCATCAAATACACACCGTCAACAAACAAAATGTCCGGTTTGTATTCTTTAATTTTTGCGGCCAGTGCACCGACTGTTGTAAGAGAAGACGTGTCTTCAGTGATGATGAATGGGTGCATGTTCTTGCGCATGCGTAACGTATTTGAAACCTTTTCAAGTTCCTGTTCGCTCATAGATCCACGCAAGATGTTGCTGTAGGGAACACCAGCAACAATTGCGTCGTATCGAGCAGCTTGTTCATCTGCTGACATTTCAAAGGAAACAAACAGTGGTGTCTTACCGTGTAGGTGGGCGGCGTTTGCCATGTACAGCGTCATAAGCGATTTACCACGCTTTGCTTCACCAACAAAGGTAATCAACTGCTGTGGTCGGAGTCCAGAGGTAATGCGGTCAAGACCAAGTAGCCCGGTGGGAATTCCACGAAGTCCGTTGGGTGTTTTTTGCAACTCAATGTATTTCTCAACACGTTGTTCCCATGTCTCAATAAGGTTTACATCTCGAAGCCTGGTGGTGTCAGTAGTGGCTTTGTTTACGCCTCTAGTCAGCAGGGTTAGGGCCGCATCAACGGCGCTTTGTTCCAGCGCTGGCATTGCTTCTGCGACTGCTTCTAGCAAACTCCTGTGTTTATACGCTTTGTAAACCTCTTCAATCAACCCACTAAACGGCTCTTTAGAAGCGTCAACAAGCGTAATGTCGCCAAACTGTTGCTTGACTGCTCGAGCAGTTGGAACCGAGTTGTGTTCTCTCCAGTAGATCAGAACCCATTCCCAAACCTGTCCCCATGTTTGAGTGAAGTGAATGTTCTTGACACCAAGCTTCAGTGGATGGGTGATGTTCTGGTCTTGAATGACCTTGCTGATAAGAAGGTGTTCTGCACTAGCCATTACAAGTTCCAACTTGTTTCAGGAGTAACTACAGTTGCCTTCATGCCAATCCTTCTTGCGTATTCTTGGTCTGCGACGTAGATGGTTTTAATTTCTGGAAAAAACTTTGAGGTCTCTGTCAAATCATCTATGTCAGCGTAGGGGACCACAGTAGTAGAGATGTTGCGCTTAATCAACCACCGGTCAATTGCTTCGGCAACTTCAACCGGAAGAAGTGTGTATACAACTACGCCAATTTGTTTTCGATTAATGGTGTCAATTACGTGTTTTAATGGAATCTCATGTGCTTTCCAATAGGTGAGGTATGCATCATAATCGTTAGCTCGTAGGCGGATGTTCGCAATGACCTTACCTAGTGTATCGGGTGGTGAGGCCAGTACCCCTTCAAAAAGTACGGCGAGTCCCGGTGGGGCGTATGCGGAAATGTCACCCCTCTCCACTGGCTCTCCATAGTCGGTAATCGCCACCAAGAAATGGAATGAACAAACAACAGTCGGTGATAATTGACGAAAGTCTGTTCCCATAAATTTGAGCAAGCTTTTTCATGGGGATGTCTGTTGTGATGATTGTTGGTAACTGATTCTCATATCGTTTACTTAACATAGATGTAAGCGACTTCTTTGCAAATTCTGTTTGTCTTCGTTCAGTACCTAACCCATCAAGAACCAGCAGATCGTAAACATTGTCAATGTAATGAACCGTATCTGCATCAGATGATTCATCGTCGTATCGTTCGTCATCTAAGGCTGAATAGGAAACATCAAGATATTGTTCTGCTGTAATGAAATACCCACATGTTTCTGTTGTGGCAACTGCTCGTTTCAAAATAGACGTAGCAATGTGGGTTTTACCACTTCCGGTTCCGCCAAACAAATACAACCCAGTGCCTTCGTTTAAGTTCTGTTCAACGTTGTTTACCCAGTGCCGTGCGTATAAAACAACATCTTGACTTCCGTGTTCTTCATCATAGTTATCAAGGGTTGCGGCCAGATATTTTTTAGGGATCTTTGTGTTATGGAGTCGTTCCTCTAGGGGTCTCTTTCTCCAGTATTTTTGACTCTTAAGCTCAGCCATTTTTATTTCCTTTTTTGAAGCGCTTGTCAACAGTATACGACTCGTAGGTGTAGGTATTCGATCCAATTTTTATTTTTTCATACAAAGAATCTAATCGAGAAACAAAGCCCCGCCACGCCGGAATAGCGGTTGGTAGGGGAGCCTGTTTGATGTCGTGTGCAAACTGATCAATCATCAAAACAATTTCATCGTTGGATATTCCACGTTGTCGTAAATTCTTAAATGCCTTCATTAAAGCCACGCCGTTTACTGGAGCTGACAACGTCATCGTTGTTGGAATTACGGTGTCTTTAAAATAATAAACAAGTGACTTTAACGACGTTTTCTTTTTTGGTTGAACAACAACTTTTTCTTCATCGTCTTCACCTAGCGCCTTACCCCATGAATCAGAAATCATGTCAACGATTCATGGAGTGCTTCATGCATTTCTGCAAGCTCTTCTTTAAATGTTTCCACGTCCTCATCTTGAACCATGATCGATATTGCCATTGAAAAAAGATTACTAGTGTGTGCATTTACCAACGCAATGGGTGTTGAGTACTGCACTCGATGTTCAAGTAGATCGGTGGCCCATTGATTAAACACATTCTTGCGTCTACCAATTTCATCGTCGTATCCACCGGTTGTCCACCCGTCTACTACGCACGTCCATCCAGGAAGTGTGATGTCCATGTACCCGCGCCACATGCTGGTAGAAACCCATTGTGCTCTTACTTTGAGAGGTTTTTTTCGCCACATAATCGGAGAATCGCCGTACTCATCCAATTGAACAAAGTTAGCAATGTAATACGTTGAGACCTCTTCACCGTCAACAATAAAAATTGTTTCGCAGTTGTCTAGGTCGGCGCTGTAACAACTTTCGCAGATCGGACCGTCGCCATCTTCGGGGTACCAAGAAAAATCATTTTCCTCAATTTTGGCTTCACACAAAACACAGGCGGTTGGGTACATATCATTCCTCCGTTTTGGGATCTGGCTTAAGTTGCTGTCTCCACTTGGGATCAGTGTTAAACAAATCTAGTACACCATTAGACCTCCGCCCCCGGGTCTTGTCTTGGTTTAGATTAGTCTTTCTTGATTGGGTGTCACCAGTGACACCCCCAAGGGGTGTCTGGCGTGGCACTGGGGGGGTGTCAGGTGTGACACTGCTCTCGGGGAGGGTGTCTGACGCGACACCCCTAATTCGAGCCATTGGATTGTTGAAGTCGATCATGTACTTGTTGGTCAACTGCCGACCACCTTTGCCGTGTCGGTGGTTGAGCTCAATCACCCCAACTTCGTGAAGTCTTGCCATTGCCCTAATGACTGTGCGTCGGCTATACCCAGTCTTTTCTGCCAGATGCTCATACGAGGTGGTTAGTTCTTGCGTTTCGTTGTTTAAATACTCTAGGGCTGTAACCAGCACGTGGAGCGATACAGAATCGCCCTTGATGTAGTTCATTACCCACTTTGGGACTGGTATAAACGGTCCTCCAAACTTGCTTCCTGCCATGGTTGCTTCCTTTCTTTTGTGGTGCTATTATGTATCCCAAGGGTAAGTTATACACCTGAATCCGCAGCTGGCCTTCGGGAATACAACTGCGGTCCTGTGGGGGTTTGTGGCCGGGGGGTTTTCCTTCCTTCTTGACCCCGGCCCCCCCCACAGATGGTTAGGACAAAGCGTTGACAAACCTAACGATTTGATCTCTTGAACCAGTGAATGACTCAAGTACCCCGTGGTCGTTTACGTATGCCAGTACAAACACCATGTCAGACGCATTAGGAAGCGTTTTAAGAGGCGGTTTAGCTTGGGGGGCTGTCTCCCTAGGGGTAGCAGTTTTTGTCGCATCCTGGGGCTTCCCAGAGGCCTCTGGTGCCAAGCCAGTCTCTGGCTGGTCTAGGTACAACGGAACCAACCCATTGCAGAGGTCAACTGTCTGCATACCACGGCTAAGTGATGACATGCAAATCTCAGTTGTGAGAGCCGTTGGGACACCATCAACGTCATCCCACAAAACCAGGGTTGTGTACTTTGGATACAAGTTAAAAAAATCAGCCATCAAATGATCAACTTTGAGTATTTCTCCAGCCGCCTCCTTGACTACTGGATGGACCTTGGTGGTTCCGTCGTGGATAACCGTGAACTGGCCCTCTTTAAACGTAATCAACCAATCAAGCACATGTGCCTGACCATCGGAAGCCTTACCATCCCAAAGATAGACAATGTGGGAATTATCTCTCAAGTCATTTAGTCCAGCCTGGATTACCGTTTCTCCTGCTGTACCCTTACCGGCAATTAAGCAAATGCGTTCTTGTTCCATGTTGTTCTCCTATTTAAGTGATTTACGAAAGGCCATGTCACCCATCAAGGTTAGACATCGAAGGATGGCGTGGCATGCACCAGCAAGTGTGGAGATGACAAGGCCACCAAGAATCATGTTCTCAATGTCAACCAAAAACGAGATTGCATATGAGGCAACTATTCCAGCGACCACCTTAACCCAAGTCATGGGCTCCCTGGGCAAAAGTAAGTCCACCACTTGTAGGAGTTTGTAAACGGCTAGTGCTCCAAGTATGTATTCCATGTTATTCCTTTACGTTTTGTTTGGGATCCAATCGTAGACTATGTCGTAATCAATTGATGTGTCAATCAGCATAGTGACAGGAAGAAGTTTTGGCAACACGCGTTCGATTGCATCAATGGTTTTTTTACGATTTGTTGTGTATGTGGAATATGATGCGTAATTGCTTCCAGACCACTGGTGATCTGAAAAAGTGTTTTGATACATAAATCCACCGAAGTCAGATGCACCATTAAAGAAAATTCCGTAGGCCCTTGGCTCAACCATCCATTTAGTAACTAACATGGTTGCCCCAGCATCGATTCCAAAAATACCAACCGGGTATGCCGATGATGCAGAGGTGGTTTCTGGCATTAACATGACAGCACGGTTTTCTGGAGACAACGCCGCTGGAATAATTCGATCATTAAGTTTTGTTGTTGACCAATCAGAAAATGTTGCTGATGAACTAACCCACTGAGATCCCCAAAACTGACCGGCACTTGCTGTCATGTTTAATGACATCCAGTAATTAACTGTGTTATCAACTGGAACACCCAGTAGTGATTGCACGGAAAATTGAGCAGACGATGACCCTGTATTTGTTACAAGAAGACCACCACTAGCAGTGGTATACGAAACTGATGCGTTCTGAGAAGCAAATTCCCATTTTTTAGTTGCGGACGTGATGACAAATAATGAATCAGGTATCAAGTTTGCTTTTTCCGCGTACACGCGAAACTTAAATCGAGGTGTTGAGTTTGATTCAACAACATCAACTGCACATCCGCTAAGTGCTGTCAAATAAGCAATCGCTGCCTGTAGTGTACCTTTTCTCTGCCGGTAGTAACCAATGTCTTTAAGTACTTGTCTTATTTTAGAAACACCAAGTTCGTCAACCCCAGATTCCAAACCCATTTGTTTTGCAAGGTAGTTAATTGAATTTGATTCACATTTGTCAGGGTCGTATTGGTTAATAACAGAGTCAATAAGTGTTCGTTCTTTGTCCATTTCAAAACCAAAGATGTACAAAAAGCGATACAACAAACCGTGGCCTAAGTTTTCAGGATCGTCAGCTTGCCCATAAATATCAGATTGTTGTTGATAATAGGGAATTCGACTCCACAAAGAGTCAATTGAGTTATAGTCAAATGGAACGAGTTCTTGTATTGTGGCAACTCGCTCGTACCAACTAACGCCACTAGGGCCTGTCCCGTTTTGATTCCAATGTAGGAAAAGAGAATAGTAAGCCCATTTACCCGATTCGACACCCACGTGATCAACTGCGTATGTGTTATCAAAATGCTTTTGAGTTTTAATGATTTTCCCATCAGCAACCGTTTCAGGAGACCCAGTAGGTGAATACACCAAAACAATTCCTTGAATGTTTGTAACGCCAGATGCATTTGTTTCTGGGTCGACGATATTTAAAGGTGACCAAGATAAACGAACACGATTATGGTCAACTGATTGAGCGATAATAAAAGCTTCAACATCAAGTTCTGGAACAGGAACAATAAAACCGTCGGCCCTAAGAGCCGAGTCCGAGTCAACGCGAGTAAATCCGGATGGCGCTGTTGTATCGTCTGCTCTTAGGTAAGAACCGAATGCATTTGCATCCGGGCTTGCTACAAGGTCAGCTCTCCTGACTCGAAAAGATACGACAGCCATTACGCTTCAGTAATCCCTCCGCTACCGTTTATCATTACGTTGGTAAGCAGAAGCAGTTTGGTGTTTTCAGCCTGGACTCCGTAGACACTTGGAGAAGAACTAATTGTGTCAATACCAGAAGTTGCCGTGGTGAACTTTGTAATGTTTACATAGTCAACTCCAGAAACATTCATAATTATTCGGTAGAGTTCACCAAGGGTAATTTTTTGACTAAACGTAACGGCATCAAAAGTAAATAGATCTTTTATTGCCAGTCGAACATCGTCAACTACTTTTTCCTGGATGTACGCCGGTAGTATGGCAACGTCACATTCAACTTTTACGTTTTGTAGGCTTATAGATGGGAGAACTACGGAGTTAACGCCAATCATTTCCCTTGGGCGTAGATACTCATAAATTGAGTCACGGTATGAACTGCTCAACAGTAAGGGGCTTGTGGTTGCCCCCTCAGCAAGAGTTCCATCGTAAATATCTTGTGGTGTAAGTGCAAGAATTTCAACTTGGGCATTCATGTATGTCCCAGCTGCAACACTTGCTGAAGAAACGTTTGCCGATGCAACATCATAAAGAAGCGATGATCCAGAAGATCCGGTTTTAACTACAAAAGTTCCATCAAATGGTTCACCAACACCAAAGATTGCGATGGTGTCACCAACCGAAAGGCCATGTGCGGAGCTAGTAGTTAACGTAGCAACGCTTGCAGATAAAACTTTGTTTGTAACAACACCACGTTTAGCCGTTTTACCAACGTTTACCTTGGCGGTAGCTTTTACAATTCCTGGAACACGAAGAACTAGGTCAATGTAATCCTGCAAAGATACGGCCCTGTCCTGAGAACGGAAAGCAGCCGGAATGTTATTTTTAAGCGATGCGGCACTTTCTGAATCAGATCCACCAAATGCTCGAGAGGTGTTTGGAGTAATGACAATACCGTCATATGACGGGCCAAAGTTATTGGTGAGTGATTCAAATTCTTTAATTGCATTTGGACCAACGTTTCCAGCCGAGCCGCGGCTTCGTCGATAAACAATACTAATCAACGCGTTATTAGTTGGCACTTTTCCATGGACACCGTTACCAAAATTCAAGGTAGATGAATCATTTGCGTTTAGATCAACAGAGTACACAAGTGACGTGCTTGAGTACTCAACCAACCGTTCAACATTTCCGTAACGTATAGCGTTTCCGCCTGCGCCCTCAAACACGTCAACGCGAATAGAACTGTGAACAATGCCTGTTTTATTAAGAGTAAATTTTTGAGTAGCCAATCCGTTACTTGTAAATGATTCCGAAAAGATTTCTCCTTCTATAACAGGAACCGTAATCAAAGACGATTTTTGATATGTGTCGTATCCAGTTACAGGTGTTCCAGAGACATTAAAAGCAGTATCGCGATCAAGGGTAAACACCACTTTTTCAGCACCCTCAACCAGTGGGGTTGCCAAGAAACGGGTACCTGCCGGGATAAGGATTGGAGAAGCATCAGTTGCCTCTGACAACGTTGCATCTAATTTGATAGACGACACCGCAGCGGTACGCCCAATTGGAATGTAGTCAAGAAGTTTTGCAATAGACAACAACGAGTCTCGTTGCGTTGCTGTTTCTAGGAATGCTTCCCTTGAAGCCCTATCAACGTAATAGTGCAGAACATCTCCCATGTAAGCCCACAGGTCGACAAGCAGCATGCCAAAATCAGATTGATCCCGACTTGTCCACTCTGGAAAAATTAACGTCGCACGTTCTAGCAGTGCGTCCTTGATCGATGCAAAATCGCGGTTTGTGTAGTCAAAACTTAAAGTCATAGGATTGATCCTTCACCTAACTCGTCGGGGTTTACTATCTCAACAACAGCCGTACGAACACCAAACGCTGGCAAACTGAAAGTTACTTCCACCATTACGGTGTTTTCTGCGTATTGAGATAATGTGTCATTTTTTATTTCAACTAATTTCAAATCAAGAATTTGTGCCCCAGAAACATTTTGTTTAAGACCATTCAGTGCTTCGTTTCTATATTCACTAAATACAAGAGAGTCATAGTTATCAAACAAAAGTTTTGAAGTGTTAGCGCCATAGCTTGGGTTCATTACTCGTTCCATAACGTTTGTGGTCAAATAATCCACTATTTTTTGAGAAACAATGTTTTCTGTTTTTGTAAGAAC